CCTGGAGAGGTTGGCCTTGGAGAGGTTGGCCCTGGAGAGGATGGCCTCCACGACCGCAGCTCGCACCGACGCCGCATCCTTGGCGACGTACAGCACCTTGCCGTTGACTGACTTGATCTCGATCATGCGGACAGTTCCTCTCGGATCAGGGCTCGGGCCGCGTTGGCTCGAGCGAGGACGGTGGGATGCGTCAGGCCCAGGAGGGCGGCGGCTTCACGCAGCGCGGCTCCGCGCAGCTCGGTGAGGATGAAGGAGGCACGCTCGGGCTCGGCCAGGGCGCGGACGGCCCGGTCGAAGTCCTGACCGAACGTGGCCATCTCGGGGGTGAGCGGTCGGCCCAGAGCCAGCTCGTCCAGGTCATGCGCGAGGCCCGAGGGCTCCTCGCTGAACCCAGCCTGGCTGCGCCGGTCTGACTTGCGCCAGTGGTCAGCGAGCAGCGAGATGATGATACCCCGCGACTCATCGAACAGGCGGGCGCGGGGGTTGTCGGTGATGCCGTCGCGGATCTGGTTGAGCAGCTTCTCGAACGCGGCCGAGGTGATCTCCTCGGCTAGCTCATGGCTCCCGGTGAGCCAGAGGACGCGGTCGTGAACCTCCTCGGAATGGGCGCGGAAGATCGCGCCGGCAGAGTCGGCCAGTTTTCCCTCCTACTACAAACACCGCGTGGATGCCTGTTTTGGTAGACGCTGTACAGAATCCGTGCAGCCGGGGGCGGCGAAGTCAGGTAAGAGCATCCCCCCCGGCTCGGTTCAGGTGGTCTTGCCGCCCCCGCCGTCAGGCGGACGGGGCGTGCTGCGCTCTAGTCCAAGTAGGGGTCAGGAGGACAAGTCCTCCTGCCCAGTCGTTCAATGGGGACTGGAGACGCTAGGGAACCATGATTAGGAACTAGTCCCTATTAGTAACTCTGCTCTTGTGCATGTAGGAGATTCTCGAGGGGCTCATCCCTCGTCCTTCCCGGCCAGCAGATCGACCGAATCCTGAACCTGCCTGATCCACCGCCGGACAAGCCGACCCCACACGCTCGGGCGGTCGCGGTAGGTCACGAAGGCCACGGCCAAGTTTGCCACGGCCTCGGCCAAGTTGTTGACGTCCTTGCGCTGTCCTTCGACGTCACGGACGAGGGCACAGAGCAGCCCCGTCATACTCATCGCGCCGTTGGCGTGGTCTGTTAGCGCCGTGCGACTCTCGGTCATAGGTTCCTCTCAGCCTCGGCAACGAGGCGGTCAAAGTCAGGGGTTCGCTTGAAGCGCCTGTCCGCGATGTACGAGGTCAGGCGGGTGTAGAGGTCTGTCCAGTCGAGGTCGATCAGGGCGTGTTCGAGAGCCCACCGCCATGCCCACGCCTCGCGGTCGAGGCGCAGTCCCTTGAAGCCGGCGGGGTCGGCATGGTGGCCCAGCTCGTGCAGAGCGATCTGGTACGGGATCACCGTGTCCGGGATCTGGCTGACCGTGATGTAGCGGGCGCCGTCAACCTCGACGGCCTCGCCTCCCACGGTCTTGCAGTTCAGGCAAGTCCACACGGGCACGTCGAGATCCCTACCTAGACGCTGCACATGCTCAAGCAGCTCTTGTCCGGTCGTCATGGCGTATGCCGCTGGGCGTTGTGGTGCTTGGCGTGCTCAGACTGGCCCGAGAACAGGCGCAGGTTCTCTAGACGGTTGTCCTGCTTGTCGCCGTTGACGTGATGCACGACTTCCTCGTCCGCGAGGTCGCGGCCAAGGTGCTCGGCCATGACGAGTCGGTGCTCGTACACGTACATGCCTCGGCGTCGACCGCTGGTGCCGGACGCCATACCCACGCGGGGGTGGTCTTGGGTGACGGTGATGCGTATGTACCCCCCGGACTCGCTACGCCCTCCGCGCCAGCACGGGTGGTCTTTCCCCGAGAGGGCGTCCGCGCCCCGGCGAGAGTGCCCACGTATGAACCTCAGCGGAAGTCCGCGGACACACCCTTGGTGGCTGTCAGTGCGCCAAGCGATCTTGGTCTCCTGACCGCATCCGCACTCACAGGCCGCCAACGTCCCTCCTTGAATCCGTGTCGGCGGCCAGGCGGTCGCGTGCGGACTTGAGTATCGGCGCGATGATCTCCCAGAGCGCGGGGGACACGGCCGTCCCGAGCTTGCCCCCGGCGCGCAGAAGCGCGTCCAGCTCGGTCTGAGTGAGCCACACTTGCGCGAGGTTGGTGGGTCTGCTGCTCACGACGCCACGCTCCGCTTCAGCGCCTTGAAGAACTCGACGCCGTACTTCAGCTCGAGCGTCCCCGCGGCCAGGTCGCCGCGATGGGGCAGCTTCGGGAGCAGCGAGCGCCCCTTCTCGTCGCGGGCCGAGTCCTTGCCGACGAGGCCCGAGGTCAGGATCCGCGGGTCGCTGCTCGTGCCCGTGAAGCGCATCTGGCTGCGGCGGTTGGAAGCGTTCTGAGTCATGTATTTCCTCTCATCTGGCGGGGTAAACGGCATGGATACAGCGTTGTCCAGCCTGGCAAATAGCCGCCGCAGTGCGGCGTGTACCCTCTAGAAATACGCCCTAGAGTGTGCTACGTTTCGGCTGTTGTTCATGCGGCTATACGGGCCTTGACGAAGCCCCCATCACAAGGAGCGAGATCATGGCTGTAGAGACAGTGAGACGGAGCGACGTGTCGGGGAAGGAGATCCCCGAGGGCACGGGCGCTCGAGTGCGCGTGATGTTCTACGACGGCGTGCGCGTCGACCGGCGTGCAGACCTGACCGATGCCGAGGTCAAGCAGTTGCTCGACTTCACGAAGGACGTGCAGCCTCGGCCGGATCGGCGGGGCCCGACGCGCTAGTTCAGTTCCCCGCTCAGCGTGCGGACGGACGCTTCGAGTATCTGACGTGCCATCAGAGCACTGATCGGCGGCTCGGCCGATTACGTGGCGCTTGGCCTCGTGGACGTCGGCGGCGGGCAGCTCGACGCGGCGGTACTTGCGGACGGGGGCGGGCATGGTCACTCCTTCTGGCGGGGTTGCGTTGCGGGGCATCCCTCGTTCGGTGTACCCCGTTTGGGGAACGTATGTTCGTATCCGAGGTACAAGAAAAAGAGCCCCCGGCCTCAGCGCACAAGTAGCGCAGAGCCAGGGGTGCTGAAGGCGCACGCAGGCGCGGGCCAACGGCCCGACGTGAACTGCGTACTTCTCGGGCCGAGCCGGTGGGCTCAGGGTCTCCCGACTTCAGACACGCGCACGGCCTTGACCACCGCCTAACGGCGTGAGCCGGCCACTCCCCGTCCTTGATAACGGGCCTGGCGACATGCTGGATTTCATGCCTCATCAGCCGAGGGTCTGGGGCTGCTGGTCAGTCGTCCTTGTTGACGACGAACGTGGACACGGAGCCGTCAGGCTCCGAGATGACGCGGTAAAGCAGTACGGTCGGGCCGAACAGGGACTCACGCGAGACGGTGAACTCGGCGCGATCCTTCTTCGGCACCTTCTGCGCGAGGGTTTGGGCGCGGGTGACGCCGAGCGCCGCTAGGGGCTCCTCGTGTAGGAGCCCCGCGGGCCCGGAGACTCGGAACACATCCGTTCCGAGCGTGGGCATTCCTTTTGGTGCCTTGGGCCTAGCCACGAGCGGCCTTTACCAGTGCCGGGCCGTTGACGATGAGGGCGCGCGTGCGCGCTCCCTTCGGCAGGAACACGAACCGCCCACTCGGCGGGTAGTGACGCGCCCGGACGAGCACCGGCTCGCTGTACGACGGAACTGTCTGCCCGCAGTAGAGGGTGCCGATGCAGAGCAGGTACCTACCGCCCTCGGTGATTGTGTCCTGGTCGAGCGGCTCGAAGCCTTGCTCAACCAGTCCGGCCAGGGTGGCCGCGGCAACGTCGTCGCGCAGCTCGCCCTTGGCGAGGTAGACCTCGTTCCCTAGCTGCTTGAGCAGCCGGTCGCGCTCGGAGCCATGCCGCTCGTGCGGAGGCAGGTCGCCCGCCTTCTCGTTCACGAACCGCTCGGCGTCGTCGTCGTAGAATCCGCCGCTGGCCCGGAACTCGGCCACGAGCTGCTTGATCTCCGGGTGTGTCCCGCGCGGCTCTCGGCGCAACCACTCCCCCTCCGGGAGCGCCGCCTTGGCCTCTAGGTATGTGCGAATCTCGCTCATGGTCGTCGTGCCTACCTTTCACTGGCGGGGATTTGACAGGCGGAACTGCCTCGGCCCGACCGCAGATCAGGCCGAGGCAGCACCGCCCGCCAGGGTCGGTGCCTCGTTCGCGCTCGAGGGTGGCCCTAGCCATTGCTCCCGGCTGTACGGGCTCTTAGGGGATCGACTACCCCCGTGCGCGGTCTAGTGGCGCCGCTGTAGGAGCTGGGCGCCGTGGTCGATGTACGTGGGATGCCTGCGAGGGTGAAGCCAGGCACGAAGCGCGGCGATCATGCCGCACCGTGCTCGGGGCAATCCTCGAGCCCGCACTTCGGGCACGCGGACTCGCCGCATCCCTCGCACACGCCGTCAGGGCCGACACGCGGCCCGTCGGGATCGCACCCCGCGTACCAGTGCCGCCCCGGAATCGGCGCGTCGTATGCCGCGGGCCGATGTACTGGCCAGAACTCCCGCGCCCACGGCTGCCCCACGCACCCGCACTCATCGATGGGGCACTCGCAGTAACCCTCGTCCGGGCCGAGGAAGTGGAGGTGCCCGCACTCAGCGCAGGTGCTGGTCATGTCGAGTCCTCTACGAAGCGCGCAACCCCGCCGGCGTAGCAATCCGCAATCGCGCGGATCACTTCCCGATTCGACATGTAGTCCACGGTTTCGCCCTGGAAGTCGCACCACTGGGCCTTGAGGTACAGGCGCATTGCGCCGAGGATGGCGACGGCAGACATCAGAAGGGCACCTCCATTTCAGCCGCGCTAGGTGCCGCGGGGGTGAAGTTCCAGAAGTCATCCTGCGAAGGGTCGGGAGCGTTTGTCAGCTCGCGCCATTCTTGGAGCGCCTCGAGGCGCTCGTACAGCTCGTCGGAGATCATGCGGACACCCATGCCTCGAACTCGTTGCACGCGATGGATGCGATCAGCTGATAGGGCACGTCGTCCGCGATGGCCCGCGCGTACTTCGCGAACTTGCGCCACTTCGCGAGCATCACGGCGTCCCAGTCCTCGACGTCCTCGAGCCCGTGAACTACGGCCCAGCCGCCCGAGCGTCCGGCGCGCTCGACCGTGACGCCTGCGCCGAAGATGTCGGCCGCGTCCTGCTGAACCTGCTCGAACTCGTCTTCACAGATGAGCCAGAACAGCCCATCCATGTACTCGTCCGAGACGTGGCGCTCGATCCACTCGTGCGTGAGATGCACGTTGAACTCGGCGGTATCCGGTAGCTTGACGTCGTGGACGTTCTTGTAGACCTTGACGTTGACGGCCGGACGGCCGCTGTACTGCTCGACGTCATCCTTTGTGCGGATGGCGGACATGGCTTGTACGTCCTTTCCTGGCGGGGTTACTAGACGTTCAAGTCGAGCCCCGCCGTACAGGGCTCGATTTCAGCGTCTAGGGCTTGAGTCGAATGGGCATTAGGAGCGCTCGCGGCGCGTCGTCCCCGTAGCCGGTGATCGGAGAGACGAGGATCGGCCCTAGCGGTGCGGGCTCTAGTGTGCCGCCCACGGCCGTGAAGCGGATACGGACGCCATCGCTGCCCATCGCCTTGGCCAGCTTGGCCAGCCGGACAGCGTCTAGTCCGATCTCGAACGTGGCCACGTTGTCCGGGAACATTTGCTCCAGGTTCGGGAACGTGTACTCGCTCGACTCACGCGGAACCGTGAGATAGGGCGCGAGGTAGTCTCCGTCGGACGGTATTCCCTGCACAACCTGCGCGTCCCCGTTCACGAGGATTGCCGTAGCGAAGCGCTTGTCCGGCGGCTTGCGTGACGCCTTCAGCGTATCGACCGGAATCGGGCCGGGTGTGTCCCCGTCGTCCAGGTCGACCGGGAACCGGGCGGCCATGTAGGAGTCCGTAACCCATACTTCGGACGCATCGACATTGAGATGCACCTTGCTCAGTACCGGCCTGCTCGCATCCCGAGATGCGATTAGCTCCGGCTGCATCTTGCTCGACTTGAAGCGCATGACGTATTTCCTTTCAACTGGCGGGTAGTGGTTCAGGGATTGAGCGAGTGCGCCACGGTGAGTAGCGCGTAGATTTCCGGCCCTAGCACGATGATCGCGGCAAGGGCAATGCCGGTCAGGAATGCGGCCGTGAGGGTCACGGGATGGGCTCCAATCTGGCGGGGATTTGGCGCCGCAATGCGGCGGATGGTTAGGCGAGAGTCTGGAACGTCGGGCCTTCGCCCGTGCGGCCGTCCTTTTCGCGGACGATTGCGACCAGCTCGCGCCGACCGCCACCGCTCGACCCGTGCGTCATGTAGATGCGGAACTCGTCGCCGTCGTCGCCTACCGTGGCCTCGACCTCGACGCCGGCATTCCAGCCGCGCAAGTGGGCATCCTGGCCGCGAGCTGAGCCCGAAGCCGTGACGGAGTTTCCGCGGCTGTTCACCGTGGAGCAGTAGAACCGTGACATGGGTGTTCCTCTCTCTGGCGGGATGGAGCGCGTAGGCGTTCCTATGCGGGCTCGTTGCCAAGCCCGCCTAGCAGCGTCTAGAGCACTGCGCTTGCAGAGCGCACTACCTCGTCCTCAACGCCAGAGCTGAACCCATCCTCGAATGCGCTGAGAATATCGTCAGCGGCGTCGTCGTCCTCGTCTACGTCGAGCGAGGAGAGAACGTCCCTCGGGAGCAGGCAGTCGGCCCATTCCCCGGATAGTGGCGAGGAGGGGAGCGCGTCGAGCACGGCTGGATCTCCGTCCTCAATGCCCGCGAGAATGTATCGCGCAGTGTCCTCGGAGGTATTACCGTCGATGACCCACGATCCGGCAGCCTTCCCGTGCTCGTATCCGGCCACGCGGGCAGCCTCGATAATGGCGTCGTAATCGCGCAATGGGTGTTCCTTTCCTGGCGGGTTATCTATCGGCCGATGGTTAGGCGAGAGCCTTGCGAATCTCGGACATGGACACGCGCACTGCCGCGCCCTTCGTGCGCCATACCTGCCCCGTGCGAGTGTCGCAACGGGCGACTACACACGCCGAGCCCTGCGGCAAATCGGCGTCGTACACGTCCAGAATGAACGGCGTGTACTTGTTGCGCGGCTTCGTGCGTAGGGTCATTGTCGGATCCTCTCTGGCGGGTTATCTCTCGGCCGCGCCTCACGCGGTCGAGCCATAGTCCGCTTCGATCTATCGGACGCCCGTAGCAGGCTCGTGGGCCTTGGGCTCACGTTGGGGCGTTGCACCCGTTCCGACTGGCGACCTAACCCTCTAGTCCGATAGAGGCCTGCGTTAGACGCTTCTCTCCGAGTAGTGCCGCTTCACTCTGCGGGTGCTCCGGCTTTCCGTATCTAGGCCCAATATAGCCGCTGTACAGCTAGAGTCAATACGTAGTTTCTACTTGTTGTGCAGCCGCTGTACAGCTCGTGGCCCAGGCTCTCCGTGCGCGCGTAGTGCGCGCGTAGTGCGCGCGTAGTGCCTGGCCGGGCAAGGGTGCCCAGCCGCGCCGATCACTGGGACGGCTGGGCACTGGGCACGGGGGACGACATCGGGGAGTGTTGGCATGCCAGGCAACGCACCTCGTCACTGTGCCCAAAGCCCTCGCTGTACCCTAAGATAGGTGTCAGGCTAGGCAACGTACACTCATGCCCTGCCCACTAGTTGCCTGCCCTGCCAACACTGCCCACGTTGCCCAGCCTGCCAACGCCGTGGGGCCTCCCTAGTTGTCCGCTGAGGCAACGGCCGGCCCCCTTGGGCCCGTGTGCGCACAGGGGGAAGGCCACCCATCACATGACTGCGCCTAAAGGCCCTGTGCAGGGCTTTCCTGCCCCGACTGTTGCCTGTTCTGGCTACATACGGGGCCGTGTTATACACCCGCCATGGCCCCCGAGGGGAACCCCGGCTCCAAGAGGTTCCCGATCTGGCACCGAGGGGGCCAGGGTCGACCCGGAAGGCGCGATGAGCGCCGCCATTGGCGACGGTGGGGGCCGATTTCGGGTCGATTGGGGGGCGCCAAAGGGGCCACCGAAGGGGGCTTCGATGGCCAGCCGGCCTGGGGCTATCGGTGCCCCCCTCGAGATGCGCCGGCGGGGGCCGATTCGGCGGTTTGGAACCCTAGGGGGGTCAGGGGACAAGTCCCCTGCCCCAGTTGGACTAGAGAATGGGCCCCTACGGGGCCCTTAATAGGGAAAAACCGCGTACGCACGCGAGGGAGGGGCCGATTTGGCTCAGACAAGCCCTTCTTCCGCCCCGGCCGCCAGGCCGAGAGGGCGGGTTGCCAAGTTTCTCACCCCCAGCGGAATAAAAAGTGCCCCCCAGCGCGGTTTACTTAGTGCAGGACTCCTTTCGGCGGACGGTGGGGTGTCCTGCAACTCATTCAGAACTGCGCTCAGCCCATAGACGGCATCGAGCGCGACAAGTCGGTGCTGCCGGGTCTCGGTGGCGCCGGTCAAGGCTGCAAAGGGAGTGTCAGATCCGGCTTCGGCCGCGCAGTGCCATCAATCCTTCTCCGGGGTCGCTAGGAGCTACGGGTGAACGACTGTCGGCAGCCTTCGGGCTGCTGGCGGGCGGGATCTCGCCGGCTCTGGCTTCGGTTGGGGTGCGGGAAGTGGGGCGCGGTTCATCCGGTTAGGCATGTTCGGTGTTCAGCGAGGCTCGGGCCGCAAGCTCGAGCAGGCGCGGATGCCGTGAACTGGCGGGTCTTAATGGCCGGCGACGTCGAAGTATGGCAGCACCGAACTACCCTCTGCGGGGTCGTCTAGCCGGTAGGACAGTGGCCTCTGACGCCTCCAACGTAGGTTCGATCCCTACCCCCGCAGCCCTTGGCGACCCTCGACCTGCCCCCCGGCGTCGGGGGTCGCCCATTTTTCATTGTCATCGCACGAACGAGAGGAGGCCGGTATGCCCGGCTCGTACACTTCCGGCTCCGTCGCCACCACCGCGGTACTCGCCCAGGATCTCACTGTCTCCGAGGAGGAGTGGCTCACCGTGATCGCCGTCGCTGGCCCGACCGCCACGGCCGCGGGCGACATCTCCGTCGCAGTGCTCCCCTACCTGTCCGACCGCCCCGGAGCCTCGGGCCAGAACGCCCCGCTCGCTCCGGCCACGCTGCCCCTCGCAGTCACCACGCAGGAGCCCGGCACCGCCGCCGTCCTCGCCGCTGGCAAGGCGTACGTTCTCGCGCGCTACGCGGTCACCGGCCTGGACAAGGTTCAGGTGCAGGCCAAGAACAACAACGTCGGCACCCTGCCCGTCGAGATCAACGCCTTCTACGGCTAGATGAACGTCCGAGTCCAGGGAGGCACCAACGCCGGCTGGCGTCGGGTGCTCAACCGCTCCAAGGCGAGCTACACATGCGAGAACTGCGGAGCGCGCAACCGCTACTACTGGGTGCGCTGCCCCGTCTGTTCACACCCGCGGCCCGAGTAGTGCGCTGGCAGCACGACGACCCTAACGCCCCCTGGCACACGCAGCCGGGGTGGCAGATTGGCGTGGCCACGCGACACCCGCGCCTCTGGGCTATCCGTCACGCACTGACTCGACTTCGCAGGAGGTAGCGCATGGCCTTCAAGGCAAAGACCTGGGAGCACGATGAGAAGCTAGTCCCCAGCTCAGTCACCGACGAAGGCAACGCGACGGCAGAGGTCATGCACGCGCGCAACTTCGTGTGGGATCCCATCGGGCTGGCATGGGTTCGCGCCACGCAAGCCGGCGCAGGCGGCGGGGGCGGCGCAGTCACGGTCGCTGACGGTGCAGACGTTGCACAAGGATCTCGCGCTGACGCCGCGTGGGTCTCGGGCTCGGGCACCGTGATCGCCCTGCTCAAGAAGATCGCATCCGCAGGCGGCAGCGCCGTGTCCATCGCGGACGGTGCAGATGTCGCCCAGGGCACCACCACTGACGCCTCGACGGCCAGCACCACCATCGGCCTCCTCAAGGCTATCAAGGCGGCGGTGCAGGGAACTGTCGCCGTCAGCGGCACGTTCTGGCAGGCCACCCAGCCGGTCAGCGGCACGTTCTGGCAGGCGACACAGCCCGTCAGCGCAGTCTCCCTACCCACCCACGGCGTCACGGTGGCCGATGGGGCCGATACGGCGCAGGGCACCACCACCGACCTCAGCTCAGCAAACACGGTCATCGGCATCCTCAAGGCGATCAAGGCCGCAGTGCAGGGCACTCTGGCGGTGTCGGGAACCTTCTGGCAGGCGGTACAACCCGTGTCGGGAACCTTCTGGCAGGCCACCCAGCCGGTCAGCATCGCGGCGATGCCGTCAACGCCGGTCACCGGAACCTTCTGGCAGGCCACGCAGCCGGTAAGTGGCGCTGTCTCCGTGTCGAACCTCCCGACCACGCAGTCCGTGGCGGACACCGCGCAGCAGACGCGGAACGGGGTTCCGGTCATCTCGACCTACGACATGGACAACCGCATTCTCCTTGAGCAGATGCTTCTGGAGCTGAAGTACCAGACGGCGCTACTCGCGTCACTTGCACCGCCCTCGGCCACGGCCTCGCGGCCAGACCTGGCGCTACTCACCTAAAGGAGCACGCTTGCAGAATGACATCCGCGTCGGTCTTCAGACCAACGCGCAGAACAGTGGTGCCCTTGTGGCCGCCCGCGCGACCCGCTCCGGCGAAGCCGCAGTATCGGATGCGCACGCGCGCTACCAGGAGGCGGTGCTTCAGGGCAGCGTCTACACCGGTGGCAACGTCGCCGCGCAGGCGGTGACCCTCGGGGTGGCCGCAGCCACCGGCCTGATCCTCACGAACCCCGTGGCGTCGGGCAAGAACCTCGTGGTGCTCGAGGCGCAGGCATGGATCGCCGCAGCGATCACCGCCGTCGCCAATGTGGCGATCTTCGCGAACACCAACCCGGCGGCAGCCGCCGTCGCGCAGACGACCCCCATCGCCCCGAAGAACGCACTCCTCGGCGGCCCCGCGGGCGTCGGGCTGCTCGCCTCCTCGGCAACGCTACCAGCCGCACCGACCCTCATCCGCCCGCTGTTCGGGTGGCACTGGGTCACGGCAGGCACCCCCGCGGCGCAGCTCGGGGTCAAGGACGAGGTAGCAGGCGCTCTCGTTCTCGCCCCCGGCACCGCCATCTCGATCCAGGGCGTCACCGTCGCGCACTCCATCCTCGCCTCGCTGACCTGGGAAGAAGTCCCGGTCTAAGTAGTGCTCAAGTTGGCCATCGTCCGGGTCAACGACGACACCGGACGCCAGAGAATCCTTGCCACCGAGCCCCTCCACGAGCTGCTTGCAGAAGCGGCTCGGGAGGGCAGCCGGTGGGGGTTCCGCGACCGGCATGTCAAGCGCGTACTAGCGCACCTAGCAGCAGCCGAAGACCAGATGAAGGGCATGTCCATACGCCTTCAGTAAGGAGGCCGCATGGACTACCGCTCCCAGCTCGCCGGTGGCGACCACCGCGGCGACCTACTCGTAGACACCGCGTACCCGGAGGCGGTCAATGCCTTCCCGGTCAAGTTCTGGTGGTTCAACCAGCACGGGTACAAGCCGCATGTGTGGCAGGCGCTGTTCCACGGCGCCGCCATGAGCTACGGCGACGTCAAGCAGTTCCGGCACCTCGTGGCCGGACGCCGAGGCGGCAAGACCCTCAGCGCCGCATGGGAGGTCCTGTTCTACGCGCTCCACCCCTCCGAGTTCCACCGTGACGCGCATCAGGTCAGCAGCGAGAAGGCCCTCTGGATCTGGATCCTCACCAAGGACTTCCCGACCGGCTTCCCCGCGCTCACCACGCTCCTCGACGTCATGGCCCAGGCGGGCCTCGTCAAGGGCAAGGACTACTCGTACAACAAGGTCGAGCGCCGGATCGAGTTCACCGAGTCCGGCACCGTCATCCAGCTCAAGACCGCCGACGACCCGCAGTCCCTCCGCGGCGCCGGCCTGGACATCCTCTGGATTGACGAGGCCGCGTTCATCAAGGACGACGAGGCGTGGCTGGTCGTGGCCCCCGCGCTCGCGGACAAGGAAGGGCTCGTCATCACGACGACGACGCCCCACGGCAAGAACTGGTTTTGGCGCGAGTTTTTCGACGGCAAGGCGATGGACGACCCGCACCAGTTCCGCGTCGAGTACACGAGCATAGACTCGCCGTACTTCTCGAGACGCTCCTGGCAGTACTACCGCGAGCGGTACCACCCGATCATGTTCAAGCAGGAGTTCATGGCGGCGTTCGACGCCTTCACCGGCATCGCGCTCCACGGCGACTGGCTGAAGTACTACGTGACCGGGGGCGCCGACGCCAAGACCGACGACGTCAGCCTGAAGCGGTACAAGGACGACGAGACCGGCGCCTACAAGCTCCGCATCTTCATCGGCGTCGACCCGGCCATCTCGCTGAGCGAGAGCGCCGACCACTTCGCCATGGTCGCGGTGGGAGTCCCCGAGGACAACTCGATGGTCTTCCTGCTCGACGTCTTCGTCGGCCGGCTCGAGTTCCCCGACCAGATCGACAAGCTCCGCGAGTGGTTCCTGAAGTGGCGCCCCGAGCGCATGGGTATCGAGGCCGTTGCCTACCAGCAGGCCCTGTACCAGATGGCCCAGCGCATGGACGGGATGCCCGCCGTGGTGCCCGTCTTCTCGAAGGGCAAGAAGAACGACCGTATCCTAGCGATGGCCCCGCTGTTCAAGATCGGCAAGGTCAGGATCGCGAAGACCCAGGGCGAGTTCATCGAGCAGTGGGTCAACTTCAACCCGAAGATCAGCAACCAGGAGGACGACATCCTGGACGCCACGGAGATCGCGCTCAGCGCAGCCGGGGTGCTCCTACCGATGATGCCGCACGCGGCGATCATCGAGGGTCGTCCCCGAACCATCCACCAAGAGGCCACCGCGCAGATCCGCGCTGGACGCCGGGGCAACTACGACCCCGAGCTGGGCTCAGAGAGCTAGGAGGCACCATGGCAACAGCGATCCGCCTGGGAGACACCGGGCACATGCGCGACCTCGACTTCCGCTCCGCGGGCTTCGTCATGGACGCCGCGTACCCGACCGGGGGCTACCCCGTCACGCCGGCGCAGTTCGGGCTGAAGACGATCCGCTTCTTCGATGCCACGGCATCGCAGGGGTACATCTTCGAGTACGTCGCAGGCAAGCTCAAGGTGTTCGTCAGCGGTACGACCGGCGCAGCACTGAACGAGGCCGCCGCGAACCTCGCCGCGCTCAACGGCGTCGTCGTCACGATCCTCGCAGTGGGCGATCCGGCGTAGTGCGCGTCTTCCACCGCCGCCACCGGCCGTCCCACCTCGAGGATCTTCGCGAGTCCCGCGACCGCGAGATCAAGCAGCTCAACCGCTTGGTCGAGGCGCTGGCCGAGCAGATCGAGTACCTCCGCTTCCAGTTGCAGCAGGTTCCCAAGCTCGGGCAGCCGCTCCAGCCGGTCGCGCGCACGTACACCGAAGCGCCGGATCTTCCCGACCTCGACCTCGAGCCGGGCCTCGCCCCGTACGTCGGGGACGAGGAGGAAGACCTCCGCTACGCCCACGAGGCGGGGCTGATCGACACCGTGCAGCTCCAGAACGAACTGGAAGCCCTCGGAGTTCACGGCCCGCTCGACGTCGACTAGCACACCCTGAATAGGAGGTGATCGCGTGGCTCAGCCAGGCGACAACCCGCGCTCGCCCGCACTACGGGAGATCGTGCGCGATCCCTCCAAGCTCCAGGAGAAGCGCAAGGAACTCGACAACCTCCGCACCGACGACTTCCGCGAGTGGGTGCAGAACAAGGCGTTCTACCGCAACCAGCAGTGGGTCTTCTGGAACAACGCCTCCGGCACGCTCCAGTCTCTCGCCACCGACGACGGCGACAAGCCGCGGTACAAGATACGGCTCACCGCCAACCAGATCACCGGCGGGGTCACGCAGCTCGTGGCGCAGATGACCAAGACGCGCCCGACGATCCGCGCGGTGCCGGACTCCGGCAGCGACCGCGACGTCAAGGCCGCCGAGCTGGCCGAGAGCCTCTACGACTTCTGGTGGAAAGAGTTCAACCTCGACGCCCGGCTGACGACGGCGCTGACCAACGCGCAGCTCAACCAGGGCTGGTGGCTCATCACCTGGGACGCCCTCGCGGGCAAGCCCTTCCGCGTGATGGTCGACCCGACCGGCAAGCCGATCACCTCGACGGAGATGGAAGACATCTACACCGAGGAGCTGGAAGACCAGGCCAAGCAGAACGGCATGGATCCCCAGCAGCTCGTGGAGCAGTACCAGAAGACGCTGATGCTCGGGGACATCTCCGTGCGGACGCTCTCCGGCGAGCAGGTCTGGATCGACCCGACAGCCGACTCGTTCGATGACGCCGCCTACGCGATCTGCAAGCTGCCGATGGACATCGACGCAGTCGAGGCCCGCTACGGCCACGCCGTCACCCCCGACGCCGTCACCGGCGAGGCCAAGCCGGCGCTCGCGTACACGGGAGGCAAGGACGCTCGAGCGAAGAACGTCCGGGACGTCTACATCGGCTACTTCAAGCCGACGCCGCAGTTGCCGAAGGGCCGCTACGTCGCCTGGATAGAGGGCCCCAACACGATCCTCGAGGAGAGCGACTGGCCATACCCGACCAGCGACCTTCCCCTCGTCAAGTTCCCCGGCATCGAGCGCCCAGGCCACGCCCTGGACGACGCACGGGTGACGCAGATTCGCCCGCTCCAGAAGGAGCTGAACCTCGCGATCTCCAAGGTCGCGATGTACCGCAACCTGACCCTGAAGCCGCAGATGGTCGCACCCTACGGGTCTCTCCGTCAGCGGATCACGGACGAGCCGGGCGCCGTGTTCGAGTACAACGCCGTCGCCGGTCTGCCGGAGCCCCAGTGGCGCCCGGTGCCGACGCTGCCTCAGTACATCTTCGAGAGCATCCAGGACGTCCAGGCCCGGATCGACCGTGCCTTCAACAAGACGCCCACCGAGCGGTCGCAGCTTCCGGCGCGTACCGACTCGGGCCAGCTTCTCGACCAGATGCAAGAGGCCGTGGCTGACTTGCTCAGCCCCGAGATCCGGCGCATGGAGACCGCGCTCGCGCGGGCGGGCAAGCTCATGGCCGCCCTCGCCAAGAAGTACTACATCGAGCCGCGCCTGCTGAAGATCACGGGCGACGGGGGCTCGATCCGCGTCAAGAAGTTCCTCAACTCGGAGCTGGAGGGTGGCTACACCTTCCACGCCGAGGCCGGCTCAGGTCTCCCGCGCACGCGGGCGGGCCAGGTCGCGCAGATCAAGGAACTGATCGGCATGAACGTCCTCAGTGCAGAGGACGCGATGCCGTACCTCCCGCTCGGCGGGCTTAAGGCCGTACAGGCCAAGCTCATGGCGGACGAGGACTACGCCTGGCGCAAGATCGACATGCTCATCAAGGGCGAGCCGCTCAACATGATCTCGGCAATGGACGCCGTGGAGACCGTGAAGTCTGGTGAGAACCCGACGACCGGGCTACCGTTCCAGACCCCCGAGGAGGCTCAGGACTTCGTACAGAACGCCGCGTCGTCTCCTGCCCCGTTCGAGAACTGGTCGAAGACGATGAGCGTCCTGCGGACGCACATGCTCTCGCAGGAGTTCTCCAAGTACGAGCTGGACGTGCAGAAGCGGTTTACCGACCACTACGAGGCACTCCGCTCGACCGTCATGAGCATCCCGTCTCAGATCGAGCCGATCAAGACGACGATGCGCTTGCAGGGCACCGTGGGCCCGACCGTTGCCGCAGACATCCTGCGTCACGGTGGGATCTGGTCTGCCAATCAGCAGTCGATGGCAGAGCCCCCGCTGGACACCCGCGTCAACGACGAGCTATCGAAGCCCGACGCCAGCGGATCCGGCAACACCCAGGCCGATCAGGCCCAGGCGGTGCAGGGGATGATGCACGCAAGCGATCAGCACAACGTCGCTCAGGCCAAGGCCGCCCACGAGGTGGCCTTGTCCGAGCACGCGACCAACAACGCGCACATGGTCAGTCAGCGGGCCGAGGAAGTTCACCAGGCCGCTGCTGACAACGCCCACATGGTGGGCCAGCGGGCCGAGGAGATCCATCAGGCCCAGCTCGCCCAGCACGCGGAGACGCTGAGGCAGACCCAGCTCGACGGCGAACACCGCCGCGCGCTGGCCGCCAAGGCCGCGGAGCACAAGGCGAAGGCCAAGCCCAGTGTCAGCTAGTAAGCCACCTGCGTACGATCTCGCGGCACTACACGCGCGAGTCACAGTGATAGGAGACCCAGGCTACCCGAAGGGCGATCCTGCGGGCTTCATCGCTGCGCTGAAAGCTGAACTCGCGGAGATCCGAGAGGAAATCCGTGGCCGGTAGGTCGACGTACTCGGGGGCTGACAAGGCTTCCGCGTACGTCGTCCTCGGCACCAACGAGGGGAACGTGAAGCGCACTGCGCGGGACACGGGCCTCCCCGAGGCGACCATCCGCCGCTGGAAGCAGGTCTGGGAAGCAGAAGGGCCGCCCGACACCACCGAGGTGCAGGTAGCGGTCAGCGACTTCCTGACGGATGCCAAGCGCATCCGCAACAAGGCACTCATGGAACTGGAGCGTCTGATTGACGCCCAGCAGGTCAAGGCCAACGACTTGAACAACGTCATGGGCACCTTGGCCGACAAGATCGACCGCGCGAACGGCCTAGCCAACTCGCGGGTCGAGCACCGGATAACTCTCCCCTCACCCGAGGAACTGCGAGCTGCGCTCGCGGGGCTTACCGACGGCGCCAGGGAACTGGCCCAGAGTCGGCAAGAGGAGATCATCGACGCGCAGTTTGTGGAGCAGCCCGCTCTCCCCGCCGGGAGCTAGGACTCACGACCGCGCCGACAAAGGAGTTTCACACTGTCTGAAATGTGGACGGACGAGCAGGCCGAAGCGGCAATCGCGGAGGGCGTGGCAGCAGATGCCGCGGCCGACGGCGATCAGGCCCCCGCAGCCCCCAGTCCAGTCACTCCCGAGGGGGAGACCCCTGCCCCAGTGGTGCAGCCCGAAGCGGCCCCCGCCGCCCCGGACACCTTCGATGGTGGCAAGTTCAACCCCGACACGCTCGCGCCCGAACTCCAGCCCGCGTGGAAGCAGCTCCAGGCTGCCTACACCGAGAAGACGCAGGGGCTCGCGGAGCAGCGGAAGCAGTTCGAGTCTCTAGGCTCCGTCGAGGAGCTTCAGCAGGCTGTCGAACTGAGGCAGCGGATCTCGGATCCGGCGAACTGGCAGCAGCTCCATGCCGAGCTGGCCGACGCGATGCAGCAGCACGGGCTCACCCCCGCGCAGGCATCCGCAGAGGCCTCACGGCAGATGGGCGAGGCGGCGGCGGAAGCCCCCGCGATGCCAGCACTCCCGTCCGAGGACGATCCCGAGCTGGGCCCACTTGCCCAGAACCTCAAGGCACTCCAGGCCCGCATCGACACGTTCGAGCGCAGCCAGGTTGCCCAGCGTCAGGCCGCCGAGCAGGAGCGTATCCAGCTCGCCGTGCTTGGTGAGCTTCAGCGCCAGGAGATCCTGGTGAAGGAAGCCCACCCGACGTGGGATCAGACCAAGATCGACGCAGTGTACGACCTCAGCGGGTCGCTCGGCGGGAACCTCGTGCAGGCAGCAGATCGCCTCGAGCAGCTCCTCGCCGCCGACCGCGAGTCGTACGTCTCGCAGAAGATCGCTGCCCAGCAGGCATCCGACACGGCACCCGTGCTCGGCGCGAACTCGGACTCGACCAAGCCGACTCGCCCGACCACGCTGGCAGAGGCCGAGGCCCTTGGCCTCGCAGACCTCGCCGCTCTCGCCGCCGCGGACGCCTAGCACCCCACCCCATCCGCCGGGGAGTGGTCATCCGACCACCATCTACCCCCACGGGAGAGTGAACCATGGCCGGCGCAAACGTCGCAGCCATCTCGAACGTGCTGAAGTACCGCTACCTCGGCCCGATCCAGGAGCAGCTCAACAACGACGTTCTCGTCACCCAGATCCTCGATCTGAACACGAAGAACATCGACCTGGACGGCCTCAAGGCTGTCGTACCTCTGCACTACGCTCGTAACTCCGGTGTCGGCGCTCGTCGCGAAGACGAGGCCCTGCCGACCGCCGGAGCACAGTCCTACGCCGCCGCTCAGTTCGACCTCGCCTACCTGTACGGCACGGCCCGCTTCACCGGCCAGGCCATCCAGAAGACGAAGACGGACGCGGGCGCGTTCCTGCGTGTCATCACGTCGGAACTCGACGGACTGAAGAACGACCTGACCCTCGACTCCGCTCGCCAGTTCTACGGCGACGGCACGGGCGTCATCGCCACGGTGGCCTCCCTCGCGGGCCAGGTCATCACGCTGACCTCAGCGGAGGCGCTCGACAAGGGCTACCTCGGCATCGGCATGACCATTGACATCGGCTCCATCGCGAACCCGACGCTCCGCAACGCCGCGGTCGCGATCACGGATGCGGATCCCACCGTGCCGTCGATCACGATCACGGGCGCGGGCGCCATCGTCGCGAACGACGTCATCTTCCGCGCGAGCAACGCGGACGGCACGGGCTCCAAGGAGATCAACGCCGGACTTCAGGCGCTCATCCCCACGGCAGCCAACACCGTCGGCGGCATCAACGCCGCGTCGGTCGGCAACAAGTGGTGGGACAACAAGCGCGACACCTCTGGTGGGGCGCTCTCGCTGTCCAACCTCATGCTCGACTGGAACAAGGTTCTGGCGGCCGGTGGCCGCCCGGACAACATGGTCGCGCTGACCACGCCGGGCCTCGTGCGCCGGCTGTTCGCGACCTCGGACTTCACGTCCAACGTGCGGTTCGTGGATTCGACGCAGCTCACGGGCGGCTTCGAGTCCATCTCGTTCCAGGCTGGCGGTGGGCGGGTCAAGCTGATGGCTGACCGCCTCGCTCCGTACGGCAAGGTTCACTTCGTGGACAAGGCGAAGATCCAGGTGTACTCGCCGGGCGACTGGGACTACCTGTCGCGCGACGGCCTGACGATCCGCTGGGACTCCAACAAGGATGCTTACCTGGCAGTTTTGTTCAGGTATGTCAACCTCGGCATCTCGCAGCGCAACACGTCGCTCGTGATGTCCGGCCTGACGGACACCGGCTTCTAAGTCGGCGCAACTCTGGCTTCCGCCCGGCTGAGCCTGCCCCTTCGGGGGCGAATCAGCCGGGACTCTTTTCATCGGAGAATCGGGGAGGTGATGCCTCATTTACCCGCAACCGAATACTGCTCCTCAGCTTCCGGGCACCATTTTAGTCGGCCCCGCTGGCTAGTAGCGGGGCCGACTACACACACCAAGGAGGGCGCATGACCGACATCTACCTGCCGGGATTCGGCCGCGTGCCGTTCAACATCGTCTCGGCCCAGAACGCCGTCTCGGAGTACGACCCCGACCTGATGCTCGGCCGCAACGAGCACACCGGCGAGTGGCAGGCGCTCATCAAGAACGGCCCGCACGGGGGGCAGCCCTTCCCGGTATTCACCTTCGGGCTCGAGCTTCCCGACTACGAGGGCATCAAGCGCAAGCTGTACCTCTCGGACGTGCGTAAGCGCGGCCACCAGATCGTGCTCGACATCCAGAATCGGAACGACGCGCGCAAGGCAGAGCGCGACCGTGTCGCAGCCGACGCGGCCGGAGAGGTCGCGGAGTTCATGGAGCACGAGTTCCGCAAGTCAGGCGAGCACCCCAGCCCGCGCATCTTCGTCCCGTCCGGCAAGGAGTAGCCAGTGCTACCGATCATGAACGTGAAGGCGGGCAACGACCAGCGCAAGGCCCTGGCCCAGAAGATCATCTCGCAGATGCAGAACCAGGCCGTGCAGGGCCCCGGGGCCAACGCGCTCGCGGCCGTGAACCCTGGCGGCGCGATGCACGGGGCCAGCCCCTCGGGCGCCGCAGGCGCTCCGGGCTTCCAGCACTTCCTCACCGGACACGGCGGGGCGCCGAGCATGACCTTTCAGCCGGGCACCGCACCCGGACTCCAGCGCCAGCTCGGCCCCGGCTCTTTCGGGCACGCGGGCGTGGGCCAGTACTCCGACGTGTACGGTTCGCCTACATCTGACAACGGCGGGGGGCACGGCGTGGGTAACAGCGTTGCGATGCGAGTCGCCCTTGCGGCGGCGATGGCCGGCATGGTCGGTAGCGGCGCAGGAGTTGCCCACGGCATGGGAGTTGGCCCCGGCGGCGGCGGCCCTCCGGGCCAGAATCCGGCAGTGCAGTCTCCCGGCGGCGGCTACATCAGCACCGTCAACGGCGTCACCACCTCGGGACAGGGCGCGATTCCCGGCGTCTCGGGCAGCGTTGCCCCGAACACCCCGGCGCCGACCCCGTTCGTCAGCGCGCCCGGATCCAACATGGACGGCGGCTTCTACCAGCAGCCCGACACCTCGCAGAGCATCCACCTCGGCAACGGCGTCTACTACAACCCGCAGTCGGACACCGTTCACGGGATGCCGCTCGGCGGGGTCAGCCAGTGGTTCCGCTAAATGGACATGACCACGATCTTCTCGGAGCTGGACGACGCCGGGTACACCGACATCTCCCCCTCCCGGAAGCTCACCGTCGTCCAGGCCGTCGTATGGGACATCGAGCGTAGGCACGCCTGGCCGTTCCTCGAGAAGACCATGACGCTGACGTTCAGCGGCAACAGCCCGATCCCGACGAACATGCCCGCCGACTTCCGCGCGTCGATCCGCGTCAAGGATCTGACCACCGGGCGCCGCCTCACGTACATCCGCGAGGAGGAGTTCGAGGACTCCGTCGCCCTGCGGTACACGGAGGGCGGGGACACCGCCTGTTACTACTTCGACGGCACGAACCTGAACGTGTGGCGCCTCCCCACGGCAGCGTCCACGATCAAGCTGAAGTACATCCGCTGGTCGCCGGTGCTCACGCAGTCCTCGCTCGAGACCGACTTCCTGATCCCCAAGTACTTCCACCGGGACACCATCGTCAACGGCGCGCTCATGCGCCTGGCGGTGATGGACGACGACACCGAGCTGGCCCCGATGTACCAGACGTACTTCGAGAACGGCATCGAGTCGATGGTCGAGGCCGTGTTCGCGCGGCAGTACGACCTCCCCGACCATGTGCTTGTCACTGACCCGGACGACTGGGACTACGACGGCGCAGTGGGTCGGGTTCTCTAAGAGACCACACGCAGACATAGGAGGTGCCCATGCCGATGAAGATCGCTATCCCGGCTGGGCCCTCCTCGTCTGTCACGGAGACCTTCCCTCCGGCGCCGGGCGGCATGAACGTCGCCGTCCCCGCGAACGAGCTGGACGACACTCAGGCCCGGATCCTCCAGGACATCCTGGTCGACTACCCCGGCCTCGCGCGCCGGCGCGGCCCCATGGTGGCCGCATCAGGCGTAGCCGCGATGACCCGCATGGGTACCGGGATCGCCATGACTCTCAACCCGCAGGGCATCGACCGCTACGCGGTGCTCAACGGCGACTCGGGCAACGGCTACTTCAGCGTGCTCTCGGCGGACATGTCCACCTGGACTGACCTCGCCTGGCCGCACCCGCTCCCGACGTCCCCGCAGACCAGCAAGGCGCTCGCCTACCGGATCTACGACGCGCAGGCCGCCATCCTCGGCGGCGCGATGGTCGGGGTCAGCTCGGCCTACGACGCGAACGCGCCCAACGAAGCGCTCGCCTACTGGCGCGGCGGCATCAACGCGAACTACGCGACGGGCACGCTCACCGTGGCTCGGGGCTCGGCAGCCGTAGCGGGCGCGGGCACCGCCTGGGTCGCCAACGCCTCGCCGGGCATGCACCTGTTCGCCACGACGGACAACCGCGTGATCGCTATCCCGACCGCCGTGGTTCCAACCCCGTCCACCGCGGGCGGCACCCTCGCCGCCAACACCTACTTCTACCGGGTGACGGCACTGAACGGGGCCGGGGAGACCACCGGATCCGTCGAGGTCACCGCGACCACGACCGGCGCTACCGGCAGCGTGGCCCTCGTCTGGGCCGCAGTCGCCGGGGCCACGTCGTACCGCATCTACCGCGGCACCGCAGCCGGCGCCGAGAACGTCTTCTACACCTCGGCAGTCGCGTCCTTCACCGACACCGGGGCGGCGAGCACGGGCGGCACGGTTCCCGTCTCCAACACGGCCACGGTCGCTGGGTTCACGCAGACGCTGATCGGCACGGTGCTCCAGGTCAACTCGGACACCTCGATCACGCTCGACAAGGCCAGCCCCTACCCGATCACTGGCAAGGCGTACACGCTCCAGTCGATCCGCGGCGTCTACCCCCGCGTAACGGTCGGCCGGATCACGTGCGACATCAACAGCATGGTCATCAACGGCGGCGACACGAAGTTCCGGTCGCAGGGCCTCGGCACTGGCAACTGGAACCTCTACCGCGAGTCCGACTTCGTCTGGATCGGTGAGGTGGCCTCCGTCGCCTCCGAGACCTCGATCACGCTGATGGCCAACGCGGCCGTCGCGGTCGCGGACGAGGCGTACGTCGCCCTCCGCGCCGACGCCGACTGGAGCCTGACGATCACCGGCAACACGCAGAAGCCGGGGTTCCTCACGGCCTCCTACGCGGAGTTGCAGTGGTACGCCAACAACGGCCAGCAGTTCGACCACACCTACCGCGTCTGGTTCTCGGACAGCTCGCACCCCGAGGCGCTCGACATGACCGACGACGGAAACTGGATCCCGGTCAGCTCGAGCGGCGAGGTGCAGGAGTCGATTCGCGCCATCGGCGCCGCGTACAACTCGCTCGTGGTGATGAAGGAGAACGAGACCTTCGCCATCATCGGATCAAGCCCCGCCACGTTCGCGGTCAAGAAGATCGAGGACGACGGCACGCTCGGCGGCATGTCCGTCCAGCAGTTCGGCGGCGGCGTGATCTGGGCGGGCCGGCAGGGCATCCACTACTACGACGGCATCCAGCCCGTAGACCTCGTGGCCGACAAGCTCGGCGCGGTCTACAAGAACTCGATCCGCACGTTCGACCCGTCGCGCTACCGCCTCAACTCGATGATGGTGCGTAACCACTACTACCTCTGGGTCGAGAACATTGCCCCCACCCTCGCCATCGTCAAGGGCAACGTGTCCACGACGCCGAGTAGCTGGGGCATCGCGATCAACATGGAGACCCGCGCGGTCACGATGATGACGAACCTGCACATCCGGGGCTCGGTCGTCCTCCCGGCCAGCACGGGGCGCACGGTCTGGTACCTCGCGAACGACGCCACCCACGGGTACGTCTGCGATGCCAACGCGCTGTTCGACTCCGAGGGCATTGACGCCTTCGCGGCCGACGGCGGGACGGCGGGGCCGGACTTCTTCTACGAGTCCAAGAAGTTCGACGCGGGCGACGGGATGCGGCTCAAGAAGTTCAAGGAGCTGGCGGCCAACTACCTCGCGCAGGGCGGCAACCTGAACATCGACGTGGTGCTCGGGCTGAACGACATCGGGCAGACCCTGACGTCTAGCTTCCCCTCGAGCGTCTACACCTGGAACACGCTGCGCCAGTCGTTCGCGACCTGGACGGCGCTGAAGACCTCGTACCCGACGTGGCTACAGGTCATCCAGGGCGTCTTCCAGCCGAAGCGCGTGCGCTTCTCCAAGGCATCGGAGTTCTTGTCCTTCCGCCTCTACCAGTCGTCCAGCGCGATGACTCGAGTGCGGATCGGCCCCTACAAGATCGGCTACAAGCTGATGCGGAACATGAGGGTCTAGTGCCGCCGATACAGCAGGACACCATCGGCGGCTGGGCCCAGTCCCAGCTCGTGAAGTTCATCCAGGACTTGTTCACGAGCCACCCGCCCGAGAACTTCCCGCAGCTCAAGGTGGAGCGGCTCACCGTCACCGAGCTACTCACCGTCGAGGACAAGATCGGCTTCAACTCCGACCCGACATGGCGCGACGTCGGCTCGACGGGGCAGCCCTTGTTCGAGAACGGCTGGGCCTCCTGGGGCCTGCCGTACCACAACGTCGGCTTCTGGCGTGACCCGTTCGACTGGGTTCACCTCCGCGGGGTCGTCAAGTCAGGGCTCGTGGGCAAGCAGGCGTTCACGCTCCCGGTCGGTTTCCGGCCGGACGCGAACATCGCCCCGTTCGCCGTCGTCTCTGGCGGCGTCTTCGGGCGTGTCGACGTCGGCTCGGACGGGACGGTCACTCCGATCTCGCCGTCGGCCAACACGTCCGTCTCGCTCTCCCAGATCGTCTTCAAGGCCGCGTAGGCCCCACCACTTACACCCCGCCAGGAAGGAGGCCCCTTGCCAACTGACGCCAATGGAGCGCCTACGTCTCTGGGCATCCCCACCTACGACGTGAACGCCGACGCGCCTTCGGGTCTCGGGTTCAACGCGGCGATGGCGGTCATCAACACGCTGATCGGCGCGCGCATGACCGCACCCGCGACCCCCGCGGACGGCGATGCCCCGGTGTGGGACTCGGCCTCGTCCACCTGGAAGTCGAACGCGACCGCCAAGAAGATCGCCATGGGCGGCCTCGCGAGCTACCCGTTCGTGAACGCGGACGTTGCGGCGGCTGCGGCCATCGCGGTCTCCAAGCTCGCGGCGGGGTCGAACGGCCAGGTGCTCACCACGACTGGCGGCGTTCCCGTGTGGGGCGCGGGCGGGTCGACCGTGCTCAAGAAGACGGCCATCACCGACGTAGTGAACTCTCTGGCTGTCACGGACATCCTCGCTGGCGTGGGGGTGCTCCCGATCCTCACCACTACGAGCATCATCCGGGTGAAGCTCTGGGGTGACCGCCTGAACAACACCGGCGCGGGGCACGCTCTCACGCTCGAGGTCAAGCTGGGCGCCACCACGATCTGGAAGGACACCTTCAACGCCGCTAACGATTTCGCCGCCGCCACGAAGCGAGCCTGGACACTCGACCTCGAGATCGTCAACAACGGCGCCACCAGCTCCCAGACGGCGGCCGGTCTTTACGTTCTGGGCGCGGAGACCGCCCCGACCACCGGATTCGGCGGCGGCAACAGCGGCGCAATCTCGTGGACACCGTCTGGCACCGCTAACAAGGCTCTCGGGGTTACGCTCGGAGGCTCGGCTGCGGAGGACACCACCGTATCCAAGACTCTCGTGGTGAACGTCACCCATGACGCCGCCAATGCCCTGCTGTCTCAGCGATGCACCGGCGCCCTGATTGAGGTGCTCTAGGTGAGTGCCGCAGCGCCCGCAGCATCGGCACCGTACGACACGAACGTCCCCGGCGCAGCGGGCTACCTCCAGGCCGACCTCATGGCCAAGACCGCGTACCAGAACTCCCTCACCCGGATCAACGGGCAGCGGCAGCAGGCACTCCAGCAGGCGGGGTACACCGGCGGCATCGACCCGAACAACGGGACGATCACCGGGCTCAGCGTGGACGCCAACAACCCGTTCGGCGGGTACCAGCAGCTCCTGAAGAACGGAGCGGTCAGTGCCCAGGCAGCCCAGGACGCCGCGCAGCAGCGCGGGCTTGGGCACGGGGGCCTCGCGGCCCAGGGCATGGACGCGGCCAAGTTCGACTTCGGCAACGCCTCCAACTCCTTCGGCACGCAGTTCCAGTCGATCCTCGGAGACCTCCAGGGCCAGCAGAGTGACGCGGCCTACGCACGCGACCAGGCTCTCTGGTCGGCGCAGCAGCAGGCGGCGCAGCAGGCCATCGCGGCGGGTGACTTCAACCCGGCGATGTTCGACTTCACGCCGGCCGACTACTCGACGCCCAGCGACGGCAGCACCGCTCCCGTCAGCGGAGACCCGAACAGCATGGACTTCGCGTCTGAGCTTCAGCGCAACGTCACCCGCGCGCTGGGGGGCAGTGTGGCGCAGCAGGCCCTCGATACTAGAGGCGCAGGCATGAACTTCCTGCACGGCAACGGCACTACCGCGGCGCAGAACGGCAACGCCGTCCTGAACCCGGTCGGCAAGACCGCCGCGCAGCGTGCAGCAGTCCAGCGGATCGTCAAGTCGATCCAGCCCCAGACCAAGACGGCAGCGGCGTTCCAGCCCAAGCCAGCCGCGAAGCCCGCGGCCAAGAAGAAGTAGGAGGCGAGACATGGGATTCGCACCCGGCCCCGGTGGGGCCAAGCTCGCCAAGACCTTCGTGGGCAAGGCGAAGCCGAAGATCATGCCGCAGACGGGAACCTCGGTTCCCGGCGGGCGCACCGCTACGGGGGCGCTCACGGGCACCAAGACGGTCAACGTCGGCGGGCCCGGCGTCACGCAGCAGCTCGACGTCAAGGCGCTACAGGCCACCCTCGCCAAGGCCGGGTACAAGATCCCGGTCGACGGTCAGCTTGGGCCGACCACGAAGGCCGCGCTGGGGGATTACCTCCAGGTCAGCAAGGGCCACCCGATCAGCACGGCCCTCCAGGCTGCGCTCGGGAAGACCGCGATCACGGGCAACCGCGACCCGGCGAGGTTCAACTCGCTGCTGAACCCGAGCACCAAGAGCATCGTCAGCACGGTGAAGGTCGACAAGAACGGCAACGATCCCGGCGGCACCACGGCCCCTCCGGCCGGTGGTGGTCAGCAGCAGGGCAACGGCAGCATCGACTTCTCGAGCCTCGGTGACCCGAACACCGCCTCGGTCTACTCGGAGGCGCTCGCCAACGACGGCTCTCACGCCATCGACCCCAGCTACGCCAACCAGATCGCCGGACTCCAGTTCGACCCGCAGATCACCGACCTGGCGAACCAGATCAAGGGCCAGCCCGAGCAGGCCGCGCAGAACATGCACGACATCCAGCACTGGTACGACCTCGTCAAGGCGTCCCAGGCGACCGCGGGCACCCGAGACGCGGCGGCCGGGGCAGCGGGTGTCCACTCGATCCAGGGGGCCAACTCGTCCATCCTCTCCTCCCTCGGCGGGGCGGCCAACGCGGCCGGTGCCACCGTGGGCGCAGCGGGAGCAGCCGGGCTCGGCACGCTCGCGGCCAACGCGACGACGCAGGATCAGTACAACAACGACATCGCGCCTATCCTCCAGTTGGAGCAGTCGGGGGCACTCTCTCACGAGAACGCCCGACAGTCCCAGCTCGCGGCGTCCCTCGCCGCCCAGATGGCCAGCCTCAAGGGCCAGCGCGGGCAGGCGCAGGGTGTCGCCCAGACCGACCTGATGAAGTACAACAACGACCAGTCGAACAACTACTTCACGCGGCTGATGGCGATCAAGGATCACAACTCGGCGGCGGCGCAGCAGAACTACACGAACCGGCGCTCAGTGATCGAGGATCAGATCGCCGCCATGACCAACGGCATCAAGGCCCAGGCGGCGCAGACCATCGCGGACGCCAGGCTCGCAGCCGCCACGGGCGGCGGGGCCAAGGCAGTCAACATGGCGAAGATCGCCCAGGTGGCCTCCGGGCTGCTCGGGGTCGACGCGCAGGGCAGGCTCCCGGTCGGAGTCACCCCGGCGGCGGCGGCGCAGAAGATCGCGGCAGCACTGATCTCGCAGGGCCTCACTCGGGGCTCGAGCGAGTACCAGACGCTCGGCCAGCAGCTCTACGGCACGTACAAGGGCAACGACGGCCAGCCGCTACAGGCGCAGCCGACGTGGTTCAGCGGGCAGGGCTAGGCAGGCTGCTGAACCAGTCCGGCTGAACTGCCGAACGGGCTGTACGGCTTCGAGTGGTGGGGGTGGTGGCTCATAACCAGGGCCGCCACCACCACCGCTACGGCCAGCACTACGACGCTTGCGGCTACCCAGCGCACGCGCACACCGTACCACTGAAAGGAGGCTCCATGGCAGCACCGGGATACAACCCCTTCTCGGGTGGAGGCTCCACCGCGGCGTACACGCCCTTCGCTGCGGCGGGTGGCGCCCCGACGGTTCACCACAACATCCTCGGCAACCTTCTCTCAGACATCAAGTCGACGGCACTCGGCCTCCCGGCTGGGCTCGTCAACATGGCTGAGCACCCCATCAGCAGCGTCGAGCAGATGGGCAAGTCCACCTGGCACGACTGGGCGCCCCTCGTCCACGGCGACTTCGCCAAGTTCGGGCACCAGTTCGCCGCGCACCCCCTCGCTCCGATCCTCGACGTCGCCTCGCTGCTGACGGCCGGGGCCGGCGCGGCAGGTATGGGCGCGCGCCTCGCCACGGCGGGGGAAGCGGCCAAGACCTTCGAGGCTGGCGGCTCGGTCGCGGACATGGGCAAGCTCGCCCGCTTCGGTCGTCCTCAGGAGCTGAACTACGCCAAGAACGTCGCGGCAGACGCAGCCAGTCAGACCCCTGCGCCCGCGATGGTGCGCCAACTCAGCCGCAACCCGCTCGTGCGGATGCGCCAGCTCGGGTTCCACAACGTCAGCAACCAGCTCGAGCAGCACCTTCCCGACTGGTACGGCACGCGCGTCGGCTCGCAGGCGAAGTACGGGCGCATGTTCAACAAGGAAATCTCCCGACGCGACACCGCGCTGCGGAACCAGACCAACCAGATCCACTCCGACATCGCCAAGCAGAACGTGGCGCTCACGCCGGCCCAGGCGGTAGCCGTCCACGCCCAGCTCGGGCAGATGACGGAGGCGGGGCGGATGCTCTCCAACGAGAAGCGCGCCTCGAGCGGCCTCATCATGCAGAACGTCTACGACCAGATACACCACCACGCCATGGTGATCCCGCACCCCGGCCCGAACGGGCTCGCGCCCGACGGCTTCGCGTTCGTCAAGCGCAACAACGGCAACCTCGCCAAGAACCGCGTCGGCGTCCCCATTGAGCAGCAGCTCAAGGAAGCCCCCGCGCTGTTCACGACCAAGAACGTCAGCGAGGCAGCGGTCGGCGCCGGCGGACACGGCGTTCGCGTCGTGCCCAGGCGCACCTTCGACATGTACGCGAAGGAGGGGGCCGACTCGGCCTCGTTCCTCAAGAAGATGTACACGCAGCCCTCGCGCATCTGGAAGATGGCGCAGGTCGGCTGGTCTCCGCGCATGGTCGCTGACACGTCGGTCGGCAACCTCGCCATGTACCTGATGGCGCAGGGCGGGCACCACGCGATACACGGCCTGCTCGACGCCCAGCGCATGGGCCACGGCGATGCGGTCGCGTTCCAGGATCTTGTCAAGGGTGTCAAGGCGGCGGACGGCAAGGCCATCCTCGACAAGCACTTCGGGGACATCATCCACTCCACCAACGCCTCGAGCCTGATCGGCCCGAACTCCGAGGGCGGGGCAGCGGGTCGGCTGGGCAAGGGCCTCTACGGCGTCGTCCACCGCAACGAGCAGTACCTGAAGCGCGCCCAGATTTCCGCGGGGCTCCGCGGCTCCGAGGAAGTCAAGGCAATGGCCGCCAAGCACGGCCTGAACATGGGCGACACGAAGCAGTTCTGGCAGGCATCGAACAAGGCGCTCACCGCGCACCCGGCGCTCGTACGTCGGCTCGCGCACGACGCGCGCACCACCATCGGGGACTACCAGAGCTTCAACGGCACCGAGAAGGCGATTCGCAACATCGTCCCGTTCTACTCGTGGGACAGGCACATCGCCCGCCACACCCTGAACATGCTCTCCGAGCACCCCGGCCGCGTGGCCGTGGGCAGCCAGGTTGGTCAGCAGGGCGCGGCGATCACGAACCAGAAGCTCGGCAACATCCCCTCGTTCATGCAGGGCCTACTGCCCCTGTCGATGCTCGGGATCAAGGATCACGGCGGACGGGTCGGCGCCATCGACACCGGCGGACTCAACCCGTACTCCTCCGTGCCCAGCCTCATCGACGCAGGTGCCGCCCTCGTAGGCGGCGGCGGGGTCAAGGCGGGAGACGCCCTCGGCGGCCAGGTGAACCCGATCATCTCGGGACTCGTCGGCGCCGTCACCGGCAAGAACCTCTCGAGCGGTGCCCCCGTGGCGCAGCACGGCGGGGTCATCCCGACCGTCGCGACGAACATGGTCGACGGCATCCCCGAGTCCAAGATCCTGCGGACGATGATCTTCGGGCCGCCGCAGCCGAAGCCCAACGCTCGCACCGGCACGGTCAAGCCGTTCCTGTACGACAAGAGCATGACCGAGACCGCCTCGCACTTCGCGGGGCTCCCCATCAAGCACGTCAGCCTCGCGGCAGCGTCCGCACTCGCTGACAAGGAGAAGGGGATCAAGAAGCCCAAGTCCTAGTAGGAGGTGCCGCATGGCCGATCCGGTCAACGGACTGATCGACCAGTACGCACCCATGTATCACCTCGACCCGGCGGCCGTGAAGGCCGACGCATCGGGGGAGGGCGGCGTCCACTACGGCGCCGTCGGGGACAACGGCACCTCGTTCGGCCCGTTCCAGATGCACATCGGCGGGGCGATCCCGAAGCAGTACGCCGTGAGTGCGGCGGCAGCGTCGGCGTTCGCCAACAGCCCCGCGGGTGTCCAGTACGCGATGCGGCAGATGGCCGCCGGCGGCGCAGCAGGGCTCACGGGCCCCAACGCCGTTGGCGCCATCGTCCGCGGCTTCGAGAAACCCGCAGACATCCCCGGCGCCATCGCCACCCGCTCGGCCCGCTACGGGCAGTACGCGAGCGGCGGCGTCCCGGTCAACGCGAGCTGGAACCCCGGCAGCGGCCCAGGCTCCCCGATCAACGGGGGCGGCAGCCCGCTCAACTCCCCGGCCAAGCAGGCGCTCCTCCAGGCGCTCCTATCACACGACCACAGCCAGGGCGGCGGCCTCGGCGCAGGCGGCCTCATGCAGATGGCCGCAGCCCGCCAGCAGGCGCAGGCCACCCAGCAGCAGTTCGGCACCACCTCCCCGGCCGGCTCGAGTCAGACCGTGCCGCTCGGCCAGAACCACGCCGTGCAGGTCGCGGGCCCGATGACCCAGCAGGACGCCGGCGCGATCAACCTCGCCAAGCAGTACCTCGGATCCGCGTACCACTGGGGCGGCGCCAACCCCACCACGGGGTTCGACTGCTCAGGCCTGCTCCAGTACACCTGGAGCAAGCAGGGAGTCCAGATCCCGCGCACGACCTACGGCCAGTTCAAGGCTGGCGTGGCCGTCCCGCGCAACGGGCTCCGTCCCGGTGACGCCGTCTTCTTCAAGGGCAGCGACTCCAAGGTGGGCTCGAACGGTGAGACCCTACCCGGCCACGTCGGTATGTACCTCGGCGGGGGCAAGTTCATCCAGTCCCCGAGCACGGGGGACGTCGTGAAGATCAGCTACCTGACCAACTCGAAGGACTACATGGGCGCAAGGAGGTACGCATAGGTGGCTGACGGAGACCTGACGATCAAGGAGCTTCTGCTCCAGATCGTGCTTCCCAAGTTGGACGGCATCGAGCGCAAGCTCGACCAGAAGGCCGACCTGGCCGACCTCGTCGCGCTCGAGACCCGCGTGAACACGGCAGTCCAGAAGGCGCAGACCGACCTCACTGCCGCGAACCTGCGCATGAACAACCGCGACACCGAGATCGACGGGGCACTCGCCTCGCTGGTCGCCTGGCGCAACCGCACCGTGGGCGCCCTCGCGCTGCTCACGTTCCTAGGCAGCACGGTCGGTGTTCTCGGCACGCTGTTCGGCCACCTCTTTCCGTAACCACCTCCAAGGGGAGAACCCATTGAGTAATCTTGAGCGCGTTGCGCTCTCCGCACTGAAGGCGTTTGCCGGTGCGTCCGGCGCGTTCTTCGTCGCCAACCAGGCCAACCTGATGAGCACGCCCGGCGGCAGCAAGGTCATCGGCTTCGAGGCGCTCGTCGCCGGACTCGCCGCGGCCTCCAAGGTGATCCAGGTCGCCCTCGAGAAGCAGAAGGCGCGGAAGGCCGTCAACCAGGCCGACGCGCTCCAGGTGCTGGTCGACTCCTTCTCGGAGCAGGCCACCCCCACGCCGTGGTGGGTGTCCGGCCCCCCGGCTGTCGCTCCCGCTGTGTGGCAGGAGCCGAAGCTCCCGGTGGCACAGCCCACCTCCCCCGCGACTCCCGGAGACTTCCCGACCACGGGCGATCCCGTCCCGGTGGCGTAGTGTTCCGCGGCTTCGACGCCTCGAACAACAACGGGCACGTCGACTTCGCGGCGGCCCAGTTGCTCGGGCTCACCTTCTGCTACGCCAAGGCCACTGAGGGCGCGGCGTACGTGGACGGCTTCTACGACGAGTTCCGGCTCGCAGCTCGAGCCCACGGGATGCGCTTCGGCGCGTACCACTTCGCCAAGCCCGGCCAGAGTGACGGCCGCACGCAGGCCAAGCAGTTCCTACTCCACGCCCAGGTGCGGCGGGGAGACCTGCTGCCCGTGCTCGACTTCGAGGTGGACGACGGCATCCACTCGACGCGGCAGCTCATCCAGTTCGTCAAGGACTTCAGCGACGAGGTGCTCCGGCAGCTCGGGGCTCGTCCGATCCTCTACACGTTCCCGTCGTTCCGGCCGGACGTGCTGCCCTACTGCGGGTACGACGCGCTCTGGCTCGCCTGCTCCGCATCGAAGACGAAGATGCTGCCCGCCCGGTGGAACCACTGGGTGCTGTGGCAGAACGCCGACCACACCGTGAACGTCGGCGGCAAGGGGCTCGACTTCAACCAGGCCCCCAGCCTCGACGCGATCACCTACCTCGGCAGGGTTCCGCACCCGGTGCCGCCCAAGCGGCCCGTGCCGCCGAAGCCCACGCCGGCCCCGAAGCCGCTCGACCCCCGCGTGGTCGTCGTCGGCCCCAAGGGAGGCGCGATCACGGCAGGCCCCGCCACGGCGGTCGCTCGCCTGCTCCCGGCCCTCATCGTGAGGTTCGGCAGCGTCACCATCCGCAAGCACTAGCACATCTCATGGCCCCTCGGCCCCAAACCGAGGGGCCCATTTTGTGCGTTCACAATCACCCTTGCGGGTGACGGTATCTGCTGTAACTTGAGGCAACACCCACCAACCGCAGGCGAAGGGGGTCTACGTGGTTGAACCCACAGCAGCGTGGATTGTACTAACCACGACAGACGTTCAGGCACTAGTCGACTGGCACCGCGCGGCGTTCCTAGGGGACGTCGTCTACTCGCTGCTGGACAGTGAGCTGATCGACCGCATCACCGCTCTCCTCCCGATGTAGATACACTAGGCCCCCTGCTGTAGACCGCAGGGGGCCTAGAGCCTTTGGAACGCTAGTCCTGGGAGTACACCCGCTGTACGGCTTGACGCCGCGGCTGACTAGGCACTATGCTGCGATCTGTACAGAATCCAGCCAGGAGGAGAGATGTCCGTCGTATTCGACCAGTACGAGGAGCGGTTGCATCGGCTGAACAGGCACGCCAGCACGATCATCGCCTACCGCTCATCCACCCGCCCGCTCGTGTCCTACCTGTCGGCGCACCGGCTCGACGCCGAGCAGGTCGACTCGGAGACGCTAGAGGAGTACTTCGCCCAGCTCGAGCGCGCACCCAGCACCAAGCAGCTCCACCTCATGCACATCGGCGCCGCGTACCGCTACGCGCACCGCCGGGGCCTGCTCACCCGCGACCCGACCATCGACGTCCAGCTCGAGCGCGTGCCCGACAAGGAGCCCGTCACGATCCCGGCCCGCGCGCTGCGGGATATGAAGGCCCGCCTGTCGGGGGATCGGGAGTGGCTGCTCTGGCATCTGCTCGCGTACACCGGGATGCGCCGGCATGAGATCCTCGGGCTCAAGTGGGTCGACGGGGTGAAGTTCGAGGACGGGACGATCACGGTGCTCGGGAAGGGCGGCAAGCTGCGCCACATCCCGATCCACCCCGCGCTCGGGGAGGCGCTCCACGACGCGGGCCCGCGGGAGGGCGAGTGGGTGCTGCGCGGGCAGCGGCGCTACGGGGAGCCGCGCGCCACAGCGCAGGGCACCTTCCACCGCGTGCTCGACGCGATCACCGAGTCGAAGTACACGGCGCACGACTTCCGGCGCACGGTGGCCAGCTCGCTCTATGCGAACGGGGTCGACGGCGACACCATCGACAAGATCCTCGGCTGGAGCCCGCGCGTGGTGCGCACCCGCTACTACGTGAGCGTGGCGCCGGCTCAGTTACAGCGGGCGATCCTCAAGCTCTACGCGGACGGGCCGATCTAGCCATAGCCGGGGGGCCGGACACCCACCACGGCACCGACCCCCCGGCTGTCGCTCCGTGGTGGGTGAGCGCCGAGCCTACACCCCCTACAACGAGAAAAAGGCCCCCGAGACCAGTGAAGGTCTCGGGGGCCTATCTGTCCACCCCGCCAGGAGTGGAGGCAGGTAGTCTACTCGACGCGATCGATGAAGCCCAGCTCGAGGGCCTCGGCGGCGTCCATCCAGTCGTCCGTCTTCTTCCAGCGGCGGCTGATCTGCGCCTTGTTCAGCTTCGTCCGCTTGGTGTAGATCTCCAGGATGCGATCCTGGAGCCGGCGGATGAACTTCAGCTCGTCCTCCATGTCGGAGGTCTTGCCCCCGGAGCGCGCGCTGATCTCGTGCACCATGAACCAGGCGTTGGCGTCCAGGATGCGCTCGTCGCCCGCCTGCATCAGGACGGTCGCCATCGAGGCGATCATGCCGATGCCGTGCGTGGTGACGTAGTGGCCCTTGCGGCGCAGCCGCAGGATCGTGTCGAACAGGGCGAAGCCGTCGAGGACATCCCCGCCCGGCGAGTTGATCCTGATCGTGATCGGCTGGCCGGGGTCACGGCGCTCCCAGTGCTCGAGCCGTGCGATCCACTCGTCCACCTGGGCGCCGTAGATCGGCCCGTTGATGTTGAGCTGTCGGTAGTCGCGGGCGCCGGGGCGCGCGAGACGGTCGGCCTCCTTGTCGCGGGACTCGCGAAGGTCGATGTCCATCATCTCGCCCTGGATCTGCTCGGTGCGGATCTCCGCGCGGATGAGTTCGGCCCTCAGAGCCCGGAGGTCTAGTTCTTCGACGGCGATGGATCCTCCTTCGTCATTTTCCCGCGGAGCACGATGGCCTCCACGATCAGGTCGTCTAGCTGGTCACGGTCGAGCTGGAGCTGGAGCCAGCCGTCGGTGATCTCGGCCTGCCAGTACTCCTCGGCGGTCAGCGTCAGCAGCCCGACGTGGAGTTTGTCGGCGCTCAGGGCCGCCACATCTCGGGAGGACGGAGCATCCCGTGCTCCAGCATCAGCTTCCGAAGCTGCTTGTGCTGCCGGATGTCCCCGACGACGCGGCGCTTCGTCTCCGCGATGCCCTCGGGGGTCAGGCGGTTGGCGGAGCGCCACATCGCCTGCGTCATGTGGTACTTCGGGGCGGTCACCCCGAGCATGTCCGACAGCGACTCCTGGGACGCGGAGATCCCGCTGCGCGTCCGCATGTGCACCTTCGTGTCCGACGTCAGCTTCGGGGACAGCGGCGGCAGATGATGTTCCATCAGCGCGCCGTTGATGATCGGCAGGTCGTGCCGGCGGATGTAGTGCCCGGTCACGATGTCGGCCTCGTCGTACAACTTGACGAACTCGACCAGCATCTCCTTCTGGGAGTGCTCCCCGAGCAACCAGACGGCGATCTTGGACTCGCCCTCGAACCCCGCCGCGATGGCGGTGATGTCCGACGTGGTGAAGTCCATTCCCAGGTACGACAGCGGGCGGTTCTCGATGTCGAAGTCGAGGATCTTCAGCTTCGCGCCAGGCACCAGCAGGCTAGGCGAGGACGCCATCCAGCTCCTCTGCCAGGATCTCCTCGATGCGTCTGAGATGCGCCGGCCCCAGCTCGAGCAGCGTGCCGGCCCCGAGCGAGGTCTCGAACTGATCCTGAAGCTCCGGGAGGATCCGGTTCACTGCCCGTGCCTTTGCCCGTGAGGCGCGCAGGTTGGCGATGTACTGCACGGCAACGCGGATGTCCCCCCACGCAAGGTCGGCCTGGGTCTTCTTGGTGTAGCGGGCTATGAGTTCTCCTTCAGTCGGATGTCCATGCGCGACAGGTACTCGCGCAGGCGGAAGCGGCGGGCTCGGGCCCGCCCTTTGGCGGTCAGTAGGTACGCGCGCTGGCGTGCCTGGTTCTTGGTTCGGCAGCGCCACCTAGGGCCATTGGGGGCCATCGGCTCGCCGTGGCAAGCGCAGAGCGGCGGGGTCACGAGACCTCGCGCACCTCGACCAGGAAGCGGCGGACGGGCGCATCCTCGTCACGCCCCTGAAGCCCCCGGCGGACGGAGGCTTCATCGACGTCGAGGTGCTTGGCGATGAGGCGATTGGACATGCCCTGATCGCGCAGCGCCTCGTAGACCACTGGCGCGAACTTCGGCTTGCTCAATCCGTACCTCCGTTGGCGTAGTAGTGGGTCTCCTCGACGGCACGGCGGTACCGCTTCGAGACCGTGGACTGGCGTACCTGGAGGAGACGGGCCGTCTCCATCTGGGACAGGCCGATCAGGCCGTGCAGGAGAACCACCTCCCAGTACTCGTCCGGGAGCTTCTCCAGCGCGCTGTTGATGTCGGCCTGGAGAGCCAGCCAGCTCAGCCCCCGGCGGTTCGTATCGACCCGCTCGGTGACCAGTTGGTAGTTCTCCAGCAGAGCCTCCACCTCATCCAGGCTGTAGTTCTGCGTCACACTCCGCGGAAGTCGTCCAGGGGCAGGAGCGTCTCGTACGGGACGTGCTGCGAGCACGGCCCGACGTACTCACCCGTCACCGGGTCGACCTCGAGGTCGCGGCCCTGGTCGTCCGTGGCGCACGGGCGGGACGTCAAGCGGGACTGATGGGCCAGGAGCCGACACCAATCCTTCATGCGGTTCTCGATGTGCTCGGCGCTGGGGGTGACGCCCCGGCCCAGGGTCTGCCACACGTTGATGAGGCCCTCCTGGTTCAGGTCGTCGTACTCGGCGCTGACTCGCTTCGCCAGGGGGCTGTTCACCAGGCGGGCGGCGATGGAGTCGACCAGGCCGGCGTAAGCGCCGACCTGGTCGTTCATGTCCGGGGCCGTGACGCCCTAGAAGGGGATGTCGTCGTCGTCGGGCTCGGCGGCCGTGGTGCTCGTGTTCACCGTGTCGGTCTTCACGCCGGCGTCGGCGTTGCCGAGGACGAGGATGCGGGAGACGCTGATGTTGTGGTACGTGACCACGGCGCCGTCCTTCTCCCCCTTGTTCTGGGTGTAGCTGCCCTCGAGCGTGACGACGTCGCCCTCGGCAACCTCGACGTGCGCGTGGGACGGCCACAGGGTCGCGCTGACGCGGATCGCCTGCTCCTTGAATCCGGCCTGGCGGACGGCGATGTTGCGGACGGCCTTGCCGCCAGCCTCGCCCTCCTTCGGCTCGAACTGGACGATGCCGTGGATGACGCGATAGACCTTGTCGGCTATGAGAGTTCTCCTTCGGTTGTGGCGGCCAGGAATAGCCGCGTGAAGTCGGGCCACTGGATTCGGACGAGCAGGTTCGCCGTCGTCTTCTCGGTGCCCGCTATCTCGTACGGGGTGGTGAGGCAGTGACACACGCGCGCCCGGAGGTACGCGAAGTCGGTGTGGCGCATCTGCACCACGTCCCTGCCCCCGCGTCCGCCCTCGCGGACGTTGAGCGCGGGGATGAGGCGCGGCTCGTGCTTGGCCGCGTTCCTGACCGCCTGGTTCCAGTCCTCGGTCAGGAAGACGAGGCGCTTGTACGCCTTGATCTCGAGGCCGATGAGCGGGATGTCCTTGCAGTCGGGATCGTCGCGGCCGGTGGGGCCGGATCGTTCGCCGCCGAGTTCTCGGCACTTCTTCAGCTCCACCTTCTTCCAGTTGGAGCTGGCCATCAGTGGTGCAGGAAGACGAGGGTGACGACGACGCCGTATGCCGCGAGCAATAGGCTCGCGATCACGAAGTCGCGGTCAGGGAACATGAGTCAGCGCCGCCAAGTCCTCGTCGCTCAGCGTCAGGCTGAACGGGCGGACGGTGTACTCGCGGTTCTCGTGGACGTAGGCGAGGATCTCGAACGTCTGCTGCCCGACCTGGATCAGGTCGGTCGGGGCCAGCCTCTCGTACAGCTTGGCGAACACGTCCCAGGAGCTGACCCAGTAGTGCCCACCGTCGAAGCGCACCTTGGTCTCGATGATCGGGATGATCGGCTTGGCGAGCGGCTCGCCGCTCTCCAGGTGCTCCTTCAGGGCGGCGACCTTGTCGGCCCAGTCCTCGTCCGGCTTGGAGTCGCCAATGCGATCCGTGTCGTCTCCGCAGACCAGGCACTTGTTGTAGCGCCACTCGTCCGGGTAGCTGATCCCGTCAAGGGAACAGCGTCTGCTGGATGCCACGCTAGAAGGGCTCCTCCTCGTCAGCTCGGTTGACCCGCACGAATCCGTCCTGCTCGACGTCACCCTCGATGACTGCGGAGAGGTGGCGCGTCTGCCGACGTGGCTTCGACGGGAAGATGTTGATCCGTCCGGTCTTCACGCCCTTCGACTCGGCGGCCACCGCGGAGATCACCTGATCCGCCGAGTTGCGGATCGCGGTCGCACCGCGGGGAGCCGTCCCGGTCTGGGACGTGTGGTGGACAAGCACGACCGCGGCCCCCGTCTCGCGGGCCAGCGGGATGACGCCCCCGCGCATCAGGCGTGTCATGTCGGGGTTTGAGTTCTCCTCGGCGCCGATGGCGACACGGGAGAGCGAGTCGACCACGATCAGGGCCGGCTCCATGTCGAGGGCCTCCTCGAGCAGCTTCTCCGGCTCGCCCAGCAGGTCGACGCCCGAGTACCAGAGGAACTCCAGGTTCGGGAGGTGCCGACCCTTGTCGAGGCCCAGAGCGTTGAGGCGCTGGAGCACGAGCTGGGCGCTGTTCTCCTCGTCCACGTACAGGACGGGGCCGTGCTTCTTGATCGGCAGGCCCAGGAAGGTCGGGTCTCCCCCCGCCACGGCGAGCGCGAGGGCCATCATGATGAAGCTCTTGCCGACGCCCCCGTCACCGACGAACGCGGCGGCCTCGCTACGCACCAGGAAGTCCTCCACCAGCCAGTCGGTCGGCGGCGGATCCTGGCTCAGGTCGAGCCGCTTGTAGTGGCGGACGGGCGCGGCGGCGGACTTCAGCAGCTCCTGGAACGCGGCCCAGTCGTACTGCTGGAAGAACTCGGCCACGTCGTTGATGCCCTGCGGCAGGGTGACCTTGCGGGCCTTGCGGCCCAGGTCGCCCTTGATCTGCGTCCAGGCCTTCTGGCCCGCCGCGTGGGCGTCCGCACTCTCGTACGGGTCGTCGTTGTCGAGCACCACGAACACGCGCTTGGCGGGGCCGAACAGCTCCTCGACGTAGCGGGACTTCCAGGAGTTGAAGCCGGACAGGCCGACGATGGAGACCTTCCCGCGCAAGTCCTCGGGCAGGGCCTGATAGGCGGCCATGGTGTCTGTCTCGCCCTCGAGCACGATCATGCGCTCGGCGGGCTGGAAGTCGGGGGGCAGGAAGGGCACCTGGCCGGACGCCGTCGCGGGCTCCCAGAAGAAGCGGCGCCCGCCTTCCTCGTCCTTCTCCAGCCCCACCCGAACCTTGGTGGCCCCTCCGGGGTACGGGTAGCGGACTTCGCGGCCCGACACTGCGACCGCGAAGGCATCTAGGGTCTCCCTGCTGATCCCACGTCGGCTGGCGAACCAAGCGTAGGCATCAGCCATAGTGCTCTGCGCGGTGGCAGGCGTCACAGAGGATGTCGCACTTGGCGATCTCAGCGGCGAGTGCCTCCTGCGACGAGTTAGCCATAGTTGACACCTTCCTCTGTTTGGTTGTTGGGTCGCGGTGGTGGAAGTGCAGCCGGCCAGGGTCAGGGCGTGCGCCGCAGCGCACGCATCCCGACCTCAGCTTCATCTGCTGTAGCCACTCTCTGAACACCCGCGAACGTTCGCGGTCTTGTGCGCGCTTGGATTCACGCCGCGCCGGTGTCTGCTCCCGTTCCCGGAAGTACTCGCGCAGACGTTCGCGGTTGCGCTCTCGGTAGGCGCGCTGATACTCGGCAACCGCCTCGGAGAGAGGCAGCGGCTAGACCGGCGGCAGCGCGCGTGGAATCGGCACCGCGTGGAGCATCGGCAGGATGGTGTTCACCCTGTCAGCTACTTCGCCAACGCGAGCCTCGATGCCCTCGAGCCGCTCGGCCAGGGACGGGAGGACGATGCCCTCCGCGCCGAAGTAGGTGGTCAGCTCGGTCTGGATGTTGAGCAGCTCGCCCTTGATGAAGTCGAGGTCGGTCTCGATCTCGGTGTCAGTCAGCGGCACTAGGCTCCTTTGGTTTGGTCGAAGGCGGGGAACACCGCGTCCTCTTTGCCGAGGCGCATCAGGATCCGGTCGGTGACCTTGTCCCAGCTACCCTTGCGGCCGGCGTATCGCTCGGCCTTGTCGTCCACGTAGACGCTGCCGCCGGGCTTGCCCTCCTTCGTCCAGATGTCGATGAACGTCAGGCCCTTGCTGTCGAGCAGGTTCCGCATCGCCATGACCTCACCGAAGACGACGGCGGGGTCGCGGCGCTGACTCGTCCACGGGTCGTACGGGGAGAGACGGGCCGACGCGATCACGATGCGGACGCCCGCCGCGTTTAGGCGGAGCATGTTGTCCTCGAAGCCGGGCATGAAGCGATCCGGCTGCTCGGGCCACATCGCCGGGACGGCCGTGCCGTCCCAGTCGATGATCGCGGTGTGTACTGGCGTGTCTCCCCAGACCCGCGGCCTAGCCATCGGGGCTCGCGTCGTTGGGGGGCCCGAGCTTGACGATCTGCCCGGACTGGGCGAGGCCGAACTCGGGAACGTGGGCCCCCGACTTGGTGAAGTCCTCCTTGGTGAAGAACACGGGCGTCGGCGGGACGGTGTGCTCCGTGTGGTAGCGGATCTGCTTGCAGAGCATGCAGTTCTCGTCGTAGTCGAGTCCGCGTAGGGCCTTCGACGTCTTGGGCTTCTCGGCCGCCATCTTCTCCTCGACGTACTCCACGAGGTTGACGTTGAAGAACAGCGCGGCGGCGTGATCTTCGTCACGCTCGCCGTTGAGCCACGACTCGAAGTGCCTGGCCGCCGACTCGCGGGCACGCAGTAGCTCCTCGGGCCCGTCCGCCTGCGTCCAGTTGGCGACACCGGGGGCGATGGGCGGGTACTTGGCCTCGGCCTTGGTCAGGTGCGCCGCCCAGCGGCGCTTCATCGGGCCGGGGAGGATCAGCAGGAAGTTGATCTTGCCCTCGGCCGTGTCCCTGACCATGCCGGAGTCGAACTCCCGGCGTGCGCCGGAGTCCTTCACGGTGAACTCGGACAGAAGCTCTCCTTCCATTCGTCGTAGTCGACCTTGTCGGCCCACGACGTCGTGGACACCTCATGGTCGACGGAGATGGGGATGACCGCCGTGATCGCCGGGAAGTCCGACATCAGGGCTGGGACATGCTCGTGCAGGATCGGCAGCTCCGACTCGGGGCCGTCGAACACGATCTCGTCGTGGATCACCAGCACCATCCGGGACTCGATGTCCGCGGACTGCACCCAGGCGTCCACCTTCAACAGGGCCTGCTTCATCAGGTCAGCGGCGCTGCCCTGGATCAGCTTGTTGAGGAGCTTGAACTCGCCCCACTGCTCGGCGTGAAGGTGCCGACCCCACGGGGTCTTCAGGTGCCCCCGCTGCGCGTAGATGCGCTCGATGGCGCCGGGCTCGTAGTTCGGGTGCGCCCCACCGCGCGGCGTCGGGTTCGACATCAGGCGGATCTGGGGGAGCCCCTCGTGGAAGTCCGCGTAGAACTTCTTGGCCTCCCCGAGCGGAATCTCCAGTTCCTCGCTGACCTTCTTCGGGCCGGCGCCGTACAGGCTCATCAGGAACCAGACCTTGCCGTGCTGACGCTCGGACTCGGTGATCGCCTCGGCGGGCTTCTTGAGCGCGCGGGCCGCGATCTCTACGTAGACGTCCCGGCCCTCCCGGTACCAGTCCGCGATGCTCGTGTCTCCGAGCTTGGCGGTGAAGTAGCCGAACAGGCGGGGCTCGATCTGGCTGTAGTCGAAGTAGCTGAACGCGCCCCGCTTGGGCAGGATCACCCGCTTGACCGACTTGTCGTCCCTAGGGATGTTCTGGAAAGTTCATGCCGCGCTCGACCTCCGACGAGCGCCTGTATCCCATCCGTTGGTGCCGCGCCGACTAGCTCCAGCGGCAACGGCCTCGAGGTACTTCTTGACCTTCTTGGACTCGTCGGTCAGGTACGGACGAAGCCGCTCCATGACGTCATGGGCTGCGGGCCCAGAGATGTCCACGGCATACCGGCGCCGCTCGCCCTTCAGGAGGTGCGGGCCGTTGACCTTCCCTGCGCCGACGGCGCGTACGAACCTATCGAGCGGGTACCTATCGCAGACTTGCGCCACGTTGAGGCGCAGTCGCGGGGTCACCGTCCCGCTGGATCCGGGGGGCGTGACGTACACGCTGCCCTCCCCGTCGAAGAAGCCAGCCGCCCAGGCCAGCTCCGTGTCGAGGTGGGTCAGGGTGTCCGGCTGGGCGAGGGATCCTGCTTGGAGAATCCACTGTCGGAGGGATGGCCGGTGCGGAAGTTGAGCACCTGATGCCAGCCCAGGGCGTCGAAGTACTGGGCGTACCCGCCGGGGCGGATCCACAGCGGCTGCTGCGCGAGGCCCAGGAAGTCGTACGGGCCGCCGACGCCGTCGTTGAACCAGGCGGGCGTCACGAAGTCGCTGATGGCGACCGGCTTGCCATTGGCGCCGGGCAGGGTGTAGAAGTCGGCCTCCACCGGATCGCACACTTCCTGGAACCAGCCGTAGGCGTTCTGCGGGACGGCCTTGAGTGCGAGCTGCGCGTTCTCGAGCCAGTAGAACTGCGACGGGTAGCCCTGGTTGACCGCTGAGGTCACCGGGTCGGCCGCCAGCTCGAACAGCTCGTGCGTGAAGGACACCGAGTTGTCGTAGCCGTAGTAGGCGCCCGTGCCCGCGTAGACCGTGATGCTCGGCTTGTTGCCGCGCTCGATCCAGTGGTAGGCGAGGGCTCCCTTGACCGGGCCGCTCGTGCGGAACTCGGCGCTGATGACCCCCGGCGGTGCCTTGTGGCTGCCGATGAAGACCAGCTTGTACTGCGTGGAGTACCAGTACTTGGCGAAGTCCACGTTAACACTGTGCTCCCACGCGGGGATGTCGTTCTTGATCTCGGAGTCGCTGATGAAGGTCGCGGCGAAGTTGGAGATGTAGATGGTCTCGGTGGCCTTGGCCGGGGCGGGGTGGCTCGCAACGAGGCCGCCCACACACAGCGCAAGCACGAGCACGGCGTAGATCCCGACCAGGGCGGCGAGCCCTCGGTATTGGCGCATAGGTCTCCTAGGTAGGGGGCGGGTTACTCGCCCGGCAGGATGATCTTCGGCGGGTCGAGGAACTCCTCGGCGCCGTCCTCGGTCTTGACGATCATCGACGCGGGGATCCCGGCCAGGATGACCTGACCCTCGGCACCGATCACGTCGAACGTGGGCTCGTTCTGGAGCTTGGCGAGTAGCTCCGCGTTCACGGCCTCGGCCTCGAGGCGCTCGGCCTCGATCTGCGCGACGGCAGCGTTGTACGCCTCGTTGAACTCGCGGCGGTTGGAGCGGCGGGCGATCTGCGTGGCCTTGCGCCGCGCCTGCCGCACCTTGCGCCCATTCGTCACGCTCTCGTTGGACGACCGTGGCTGCGCGGGGCCTTTGGCCTGGCGGACGATCTTCTTGACGGTGCGGGCCAGCTCACCCTTGGGCGCGAAGGCGCTCGGGGTCTGGGCCACGTTCGCGAAGAAGACCGCGAGGCGCTGGTAGTTGGTCTGCTCGTCGTCGCTCAGGACGTAGTTCTCGTCCTCGATGACCGCCTTGAGTGCGACGGTGACGATGAGTGCCTGGTCGTCGGTGAGCAGCGTCTGGACGAACTGGATAGGCTTCACTCCTTTTCTAGATAGGCAGCCGCGGCGCGGAGCAGCGCGGGGTCGTCTCGCAACTTCCCCATGCCGGCGTTGCAGGCATGGCAGAGCAGGCCGCGCACCTTGCCGGTGGCGTGGCAGTGGTCTACGGCGAGGCGGTGCGTGGGACTCACTCCCTCGCAGATGGCGCAGACGAAGCCCTGCTCCACGAGCATCAAGTAGTACTCGTAGAGGGTGATCCCGTACCTCGTGAGGAGGTGCGAGCAACGGGTGTGGTGGTTGTGCCTGGCGCGGTTGGCGGCTATCCAGCCCTTCTTGTACTCACGAGCCCGCGTCTTGCTGGCCTCACTCCGAGGCACTGCTGCTGCTCATGCGGCCAGTGCGCGCGGCGTCGTCGTTGAAGTTCGCATGGACTATCTCGCCCCGCCTTTCTCGCTGAAGATTTTGCAAGTACGTCGTGTGGACGCGCTTGTCCCCGCGGTAGGCGAGCAGCGCGCGGGCCAGCTCGTCATCGAGGCGCTCGAGCGTCTTGGCCTCGGTGGTCTCGAGCGTGACCCCGCGGGCGGCGAAGGCCTCCATCACCTGCTGCGGCGACTGCGGGTTGAACTCGGGGTTGCCGACGAGGTCTACCACCTTGCTCCAGCCGTGCATGACCTTGACGCCGTACTCCGACGTGGTCTTGTCGAGGTACGGGATGTCGACGCCCAGGCCGTCCGCCTCCATGCGGAGGAGCACGCGCTTGAGCTGCATCGCCTCCGTGTAGAGCTGGAGGATCGCGGGATCGTTCAGCCGCTCGAGGCGCGGCATCAGGGTCTCGTGGAGCCGCAGCGTGAACTCCGTATCCTTGAGGGCGTACGGGATCAGCAGCGGCCGGGGCAGGAGGTGGTAGCCGTCCTCCTTCTTGAGGCCGAGCTTCGTGCGGGCCTCCTGGAGCCGGTAGTCCTCCTTGACCACGGTGCGGGTCAGCCCGAGCTTGGCCTTCGGCCCGGACTTGTAAGGCACCTCGATGGTGTTCTTCTCGTGGAGCACCGAGACCGCGAGCACCTTCAGGCCCTTGCGGCTGTTCTCGTCCAGGAGCGTGAACTGCGTCTGGGTGTCGTGGATCGTGGCCACGTTGACGTCCCCGATGGTGAGCCCGCCGGCCAGGATCAGCTTCTGAAGGTCGAACTTCAGGTTGTGCCCGACCCAGCTCGTGGCGAGCTGGCGCATCATCCGGCTGAGTAGGTCAAGCCGGGACTCGCGCCCTGGGCCCTCCAGGTCGAAGTAGCCCGAGATGAGCTGGCCCTCGAGCCCTCGGAACGTGACGGTGGCGGCGAAGGGCTCGTCGTAGAAGCCGGTGCCGGTGGTCTCGGTGTCGACGGCGAGAGTGACGTCCCTCGGTCGGTGCTTGGCGACCCGCTCGAGCTGCCCGTACGTCCATTCGGCCCAGGAGTCGTAGCGGAACTCTCGCAGCCTAGGCACGGGCCGCGTCCGCCAGGATCAGGCGGCCGACAACTTCCACGACCTGAGGAACCACCGCGTTACCGAGAGCGCGCAGCCGCTCAGTGCGCCTAGCGGCGCCCTTGTCTGTCAGGGGGCTTAGTCCGTGCTCCCAAGATCCGTCCAGCCACGCGGGAACCCCATGAGCGGCTCTACCCAGTTCGCGTTCAAACGCCTCCCAGGATCGTTCACCGCTGCGGGTAGCGAAGATGCATGACCGCCCCGCTCCCTGCTCCCCGCTCCCGGCGCTCCCTTGTAGTCCCGAGCGTTGGGGGTCGGATACCTCCCCCTGGCCTTGCCGCCCACCACTGCGCCTGGAGGCACTGGGGCCGACAACGTCGCCCCTGGGAGGGCCAGGAATACCCTGTCGCCCTTGCCCTTCTGGTACCCCGCGTTCAGTGGATCGTTCGCGGTGGGGGTAGGCCACGATCCAGACCCGGTCGCGGCGGTGAGGGGCACCAACGGCTGCCGCTGAAATACCCTCCCACTCCGCGTCATACCCGAGCGCGGAAAGGTCTTGAAGCACGTCCCCGAGTCCTTTCGACCGGAGTCCGGGGACGTTCTCCAGCAGGACATACCGTGGTCGTAGGTGCCCAACAAGACGACGGGCGACGTGAGGCCAGAGCCAGCGCGGGTCTTCTTGCGCGAGGCGCTTGCCTGCGAGGGAGAAGGGCTGGCAGGGGAAGCCTGCGGCGATGAGGTCGACGTAGGGTGTTCCCTCTCCGAGGTCTCGCACGTCCCCGAGGTTGGGGACGTCGGGCCAGTGCTTCCGCAGGACTGCGTTGGCGAAGGGCTCGATTTCGGAGAACCAAGCGGTGCGGAATCCTCCGGTGCGCTCGAGCCCGAGGTCGATGCCGCCGATGCCGGCGAACATGGAGCCAACCGTGAGCGGAGCAGCGTGTCCGTCAATCAGAGCACGCCCTCGGACCGGAGGATCGACTCGAGCGTGGTGGGCTCGGTCAGGTCGGCCACGTCCACGGAGAACAGGGCCGCGACGTCCGCGAGGGTCGGCTTGTCCTTGGCCAGCCGCTCCTTGGCGATGGCCCAGACCGCGCGCTTCAGGGTCAGCGGCGTGGCCGCGACCTTCTGCTTGGCCTCGAGGTCGGCGCGCTTTACCTTGTCGTACAGGCTCAGCCCGAACTGGTCGCCCAGGTTCTTGAGGGCACGCTTGACGCCGTCGCTGACGGCCTCCTTCATGGCCAGCTCCTGGACGGTGAGGGACGAGCCCGAGTAGTCCTGGCCGTCGCCGTAGCCGACGTCGGAGAAGGTGACGGTGTCCGTCTTGCCCGTCTTGCCGACGTGGATCGTCACCTTGACGAGTGCGGAGTACGCGGCCTTGAAGCCCTTTTTGCCGTCGCGGCTGATCGGGTCGACGCCGAGGAGCTTCAGCTCCATCGTCTCGTAGCCCCAGCCGCCGATGCCGAAGATTTCGTTGGCGGTGCGGATCGCGTCGTGCGCCTCGATGTACGAGAGGCCCTTACCGCCGCCGCCCTCGCGCTGCTTCACGCGCTTCGGGTCGAGCGCCTCGCTGAGTCGTGCGTAGTCGGGCTCGGTGAGCATGGTCTCCTTCGGTTTGGAAAGGGGTTTCTGACGCGGCCCATGCCGGTTCTCCATCCGGTCGATTCCGCCGCACCCGCCGCATAGGGCGAGTCGCTTGTAACCCCAGCGTGGGTTTTGCGGGGTGGTCGCGTCAGGCTTGGGAAGGGGGTGCCCCCGGAGGCGGGGACTTGGGCGGCGTTACCACCTCAGCAGGCGTCCCTGCATCCTTTGGTAGCCGCGTCGGACTGACCCTCCGTAGCCGCGCGTGTCGGTTGCGTAATCCGACCTCATTCCGCGCGGATCTTGTGGCGCTAGGGCGTGATCGTCGGCTCGACGCTCTCGTAGCCCTTGCGAGTTACTAGGTATTCCTCGGCAACCGTGCGCCAAGCCACATCCTCTAGATGCGCCAAGCGCACGTTGCACCGAAAGCAGAGCAGACCCCGAACTGTCCCGGTCGCGTGCTCGTGATCTATCGCCAGCCGACGCCCAGCCTCGGGCTTCGAGCAGATGGCGCAAAGCCCACCCTGCTCCTCGAATAGCTCGTCGTACCGCTCAGGCGTGATCCCGAACTTGCGCCGCAACTGGCTTCGGCGGCGCGCTTCCTGGGAGTTACGGTTGTACTCCGCCACCTTCTGTGGGTTGGCCTTGCGCCATACGCGCTGAGCCTCTGCCTTTTCATACACGCGGGAACGCCTCGGGGTTCACGCCCTCGCGGCCGCGTCTTGGCCAGTACGTGCCGTCCGTGTCGAACGTGCCCAGCTTCTCGGTGCCCTGGGTTCTGCAATCGCACAGGGAGTCCGGGAACGGGCAGTACGCCGTCGACCAGTTCGGCACGAGCTTCAACTCGTGGGTCTCGGAGGCACGGTCGAAGAACGTCCGCTGCTCCCGCGGCTGGACAGGCTCCAGCTCGTCGGTCAGCCAGGCCTCGATGGACTGGTGCTCGTGCTCGGCCTCGTCCTTCATGCCCGCGCGGATCGCGCGGCCCTGGGACAGGAACGGCAGCGACTTCTCGTAGTCACTGACGCGGCCGAACCGGCGCTTCGCCTCCCCGTGGATCTGGCGTGCGGGGAGAGGGTCGAAGTCGATCAGGACAGGCTCGGTCGGGTTGGGCCCGCGGGTCTCGTTCTTCGGTAGGTAGTAGACCGCGAGCTTCTTGGCGAGCGGCAGGCCCATCTTGCGGGCCGCGTGCCAGTAGAGGGACGTCTGGGCGATGTGCTCCTGCTTGGCGCCGTCGCGGATCAGGTAGCGCAGCGACTCGCCCTTCGTGGTCTTGAAGTCGGTCAGGACAAACGCCTTGAGGTCTGGGTTCCAGATCAGGGCGTCGAGCGTGCCGCCCCAGCCTGCGGGTAGCCACGGGGTCATGCTGACCTCGGCCATGTAGGGGACGCCGACCTGCCGGAGCATCCGGTGGATCTCCTCGTGAAGCAGCGTGCCGATCCAGAGGGGCATCGAGCGGACGAGATCCTCGCCCAGAGTCGGGGCGCCGGCGATGGCGAGCTGCGTGTGCCGGAGCGAGCCGATCAGGTCGGAGCTGGCGTGGGCGAGCCCGTCGGGGGTGCGCCGCGCCTTCATCAGCTCGGTGTGCAGGATCTCCGAGAGGTCGAACGGTAGGAGGCTCAGACCAGGCCCAGATCGGCCAGGTTCTTCTCGGCCACGATCTTGCAGCGGTGGACGCGGAACTTGCCGTCAGTGCCCGACGGGATTGATGCGATGTCCTCCGCGGCGAACTCCGCTACGAGGATGCGGTATCCCGGCTGCCACTCCCGCAGGATCCAGTCCATCGTGGCGAGGTTGATCCCCGCGCCACACGCGGCTGAGGTGGTGTCGGCGTCGGCCACGGAGTACTCGTAGCCCACGGCGTAGGGCTCGCTCGTGTAGTACGGGCCAGTGCCATCTGCCTTGACGAGCTTGTAGGCGCGTATCGGGCCGGGCTGGTCTAGCAGCACCATCAGGGGCGTAACGCGCCACGCCTCCACCCCGTCGGCCTCGTAGAGGTCGGCCCCGGAGAGGATGGCCCCGGAGAGGTTGGCTCCGGAGAGGTTGGCTCCGGAG